GTGAACTCCTTGTGGTAGAAGCGGTCCGGGTACACGTCCACCTCCCGAGGCGGTACGTGGGCCATGTAGAAGGTCTTGCCGCCCCAACTCATGGTGCGGTTGAGGTTGACCTCGTTCCAGCCCATCTCCAGCATCTTCTTGCCGGTGCCGTCATGGTTGCCCTGAATGAGGACCTTGTAGCCGTTGAGACGCTCCAGGAAGCCCTTGTGGAGGACGCGCTGACCCATGGCGAAGTCTCCGAGATGGAAGATGACGTCCTCGGGCCGGACCACTTCGTTCCAGTTCCGGGTCAAGGCCTCGTTCATCTCCACCAGGTCCTTGAAGGGACGCTTGCTGAGCTGGATGATGTTAGCGTGGTTGAAGTGGGTGTCGCTGGTGAAGAAAGTCCTCATGTCCGATTCCCTCTGAGGCTCTGACGCAGCTCCATCCAGAGCTTGCCGAGCTGGTTGTTGCCTTCCCAGTGCAGGCCCGTCTCGTCGAAACGAATTGCCATGCCCCAGTAGAGCCCGGACTCGTTCGGACGCGACGTCACGTCCTCGACGATGAGCCGGTCGCCGGTGTCCAGCAGCTCTTTCATGAGATGGCGGTGAGTCTGAACCTTCAGTAGCAGGGCGCAGCGCATGTTCAGCAGGTCCTGCTCAGACCTGGGGACCACGACCATCTGGTCGATGTACTTCTTGGCCACCATCTTGGCCCCCATCGGAGACTTCTCGGCACGAATCAGGTCTCGAATCTGGGCGTCCGAGAACCGACTCGCTTGGAAGTAAGCCTCGGCGGTCCGGTAGGCGTCAACCGGGTGCGGACTCATGTTGGAGAGCCAGCCGTAGGCCTCCTTGACTCTCTTGAAAGTAATCAGTTTGTCGGTCAGCATGTACGCCTCTTTGAGTTTGACGACAGTCACGTCCGAAGCCTGCGAAGGATGACGCTGGGAACACCCATGGGTGCTTCCGGGACACGAATCGAAGTGCCGCAGGCGGGACAGTTGAAGAAGACGACGTCTCCGTCATCCCCTCTAGAGAACTGCATGTCGTCTGTGGTAGCCTTGAGCTTCGCCCGACAGCCGTGGCAGACCTTGACAACCGTGTACTTTTCGTTGCCTTCAAGAACCTTGACGGTCATTGATCCTCCCTTAAAGCCAAAGCGGTCTGCCGACCATACCACGGGTCAGGCGACGAAAGCCAGCCTCGCGTGAGGGGGCGTACAGATGAGAGAAGATTAGGAAGTGCTCGCCGGCGGGGAGATCCGCGACGAAGAGCCGGGCCGCAGCCCGAATCGCCTCTTGACTCGGACCAGCCGCAAGACACTTCGACAGGTCAGGGGTCCAGAGTTCGTACTCGACGTTGGGAATCTCAATCATAGGAGCGTCACCCTGAGTCGGACCGGCACCTCGAACTCGTGGTCGTTCTTGCAGACGACGCCGACGTTCATGGGCTCGTTGACGCTGGGGTAGCTGAGATAGTCCTGCGTGAAGTCCTTGACGCAGTGCTCATTGCAGGTGGGACAGTCCACCTCCAGCTCGGAGTCGAAGTAGAAGCGCTTCACGTCCAACTGAAAGGAGGTGTTGGCGTTGGTGATTTTGACGTTCATCAGTACAACCTCAGGTGCTTGGTGATGGGGTCGATCAGCTCCGACAGGTCCGGACCAATGGCCAGACAGGTCCTGGTAGGTTCGCCGTGGAAGACGGTCTGTCCGCTGTCCTCAATCATGTGAACTTCAAGGCCGGCGCCAAGCGCTGCTGCGTACACTTTGAGCAGCTCCTCTTCAGAGTCAACCTGCAGCGTCACCTTCGTGAAGCGGCCGTTGGTGAGCCACTCCAGCTGCACCGGCGTGAAGACCCCCTCCAGCCAGTAGGAGCCATCGTACGACTGGCCTCCGGCAAGACCGTCGGCGGCTCGAAGTCGGGCCTGGATGAAGGCCATGCTGGCGTGACTGCCCTGGGCAATCTCCTTGCCCCGCTGCATCTTCAAGTCCTTGCGAACTACAATGACCTGCTTGACTCGCGCCGGCTCACCCACTCAACACCTCCAGGTCGTCGACAGAGATGTTCACGGCCTCAGCAACTTCGGCAGCTCGCTTCACCTTCTTAGCCAGGCTCTCCTGGTCCGACCAGTAGTACTCGATGCGACAAACCTGATTGTCCCAAAGCGGCATCAACCGCTCCTCCCGCTCGTAGACCTGTTCGTAAGTCAGCGGCTTCAGCCGCAACAGGCGTCGCCACCAGGAGGCGTTGATTTTCTCCTGGCGGTCCTTGATGTAGTGTTCGAGGACGTTCTTCCGACCGACGAAGATGCGGTCCAAAGAAGACTCGGCCAGCTCTCTGGCTCGCCAGGACGGAATCATGACGTAGGTGGACATGGCCACAGTGTACAGACGCAAAAACCCGGAGTCAACAGCCTCCGGGTTTCGCACCTACTTCTTCTTTTTCGCCTTGGGCTTGACTTTGGGCTTGGCGACGGTCTTCTTGGGCCGCTTCTTCGCTTTGGGCTTCAGCGCCTTCAGAATCTTGCGCTGTGCCCGCAGGTCCAGCTTGAAGGCCTCGGTGCGAGCCAGCTGGAAGTTGACCGTCACCAGGTACATGCCGGTGCCCTGGCCGAAGTACTTTCGCATCTGCTCCAGCTCGCGGCCGGTAGGCTTCTGGGCCAGGGCGTCGTACTTGGAGGCTGCAGCCGCCATCTCCGGGTGCATGCCCATGATGGCCTGGACGGGGTCGGCGACACCCGTCATCACCGTCTCACGCTTGTCGCTGCTGCGATGGACGACCGTTTCAGTCTGAAGACCGACCGGGGGCATCGGATAGAGGGAGTTCTGATGCTCCTGGCTGTCAACGTAATTGGCCTGACGCTCATCCTCCTTCTCCCAGTGAGAGCGCTGTTCCATGGCCTGACTCTTCTGCTCAGGAGTCCACTGGTCTTCGGGGAGGAAGATGGGCTCGTCCCGGGGGCGTTCCTTCTCGTACTTGGCGATGTCGGCTTCGACTTCGGCGAGGAACGACTCCACTTCCTTGTCTGCAGACGGCAGCTCGACAGTGATTTCGAACTCCGGCAACTCCTTCGATGGTGCTCCCATTACCGAACCTCCTGGCCGACCTGGCCTTCGTAGACAGCATGACTGAGACCCAGCTCCTTGAGCACCTTCACATCCAGGGCCTGGACAACGCCAGACGGCTGGGTGTAGGTTCCAAAGAAGAAGCAGAATGCCGCCCAGGTCCGGACCCCGGGCTTCGGGCCACTGAGGTCAACCGTGTAGGTGACACCAGGGTCGGTAGGCTCGTCACCGACCGGAGGCCGTCGGATCTCCAAGAAGTTGGGAGGACAGAGGAACGCCTTGACGTCGACATCAGACCGAACCAGCTGCTTCAGGTCGACGCGAAGAGCTTTCTCAGCAAGCTCCTTGGTCTTCCCCGTCACCGACACGAAAGCGCAGGGGAGGACCACTTTCAGACCCGCGTCGTCCATGTAGTGGTGAAGAAGCCCCGTCGCCTTGGGCTTCTTGAAGAAGTCCCCGAACTCAACCCAGGGCCCGGTGTCAATCGAATGGACCGAGATTGGCTCCCCCTGGACCACGGGCTGCGGTCCACCGGCCTTGATGGCTGCCTTCAGTTGCTCCACCAGAGTCGAGTCGCCAGGCGTTGTCACGGAGCCGCTGGCGGCGCTGATGAACAACAGCTTCTTCCCGGTGAAGCTGCGGATTTTCTTGGCAATCCCCTGGAACCGGCTCTCGTCCAGGTCGCCGTCCGAGTCCTTGATGACGACAGTGTCACCGTCGGCCAACTCGCTGGTGCGAAGAATCTCAAAGTCAATTTCCATGTGTAGCTCCTTGTCTTGAAAGGATACCACATCAGTGTTGACTTTTAGCGGTGCTGGCCACTACAGTCGGGGGATGATCCCCAAATTCCTCATCAGCCACCACGCCCAGGAACGCGTCCAACTCCGTGCCTCGATTCCGATTCGGGAAGAGCACCTGGTGCCAGCCATCTACAAGCAGGTCATCAGAGGCTGGTCGACCCGCTGGGAGATTGTCGACCTCAAGGGTCAGGCCCGAATTGCCATCGCCTGGCCAGAGATGGGCCTGTTCCTGATTCTGAGCCAGAACGGAGCCAGCCTGCTGGTCCTTACCGCCCTGGCCGACAGCACCGTCATCACCAATGTCGACACCGGGACCATGGTCGTCATCCGGAAGCACGATGACCCGCCCGAGGCCATGGCCAGCAAGCGGAAGCACCTGCGGCCGGCGGCGATGAGCAAGCGACACGCCGCGTCGATCCGCCTCACCGACAAGAAGCGACGCCGGCAGCAGCACGAGGAACGACTTGAGGTCCGGGCCGACCGCCGTAAGGAACGTCAGGACCTCAAGCGCTTCCAGGACGAAGACTACTGATGGCCGCCATACCTCTGGTACCCTGCGGCTGCGGAACCACCTCGCCTCCAGAATGCCAACCCAGCATCCTGCTCGTCCATGTGCGCTACCAACTCCGGTGCAGACGCTGTGGATGGTCGACCAAGGCCTACCGGAGCCTGGACATGGCCCACCAGCGCTGGAACGAACGCCGTCAAAAAGACGACGAACCTAGACCGCCGAGACCCGGTTGAACAGGGAAGAGCTGACTTCAGCCGTGTCGACCCGGACCTGAGCAATGGTCTTTGTCGTGACCCCGTTGTCATGGGTGATGTCGCCGGCAGTGTTGGTGCCCATGGTGACGTTGGAGTCCAGGAAGGCGTTGTTGTGGCTGGCCACTGAATAGCCGGCCGGGGTTCCACCAATCCTCAGCCCATAGCCGGTGTTGCCGCTGATGTCGGCACCGGCTCCACCGAAGTGGACGTGGTTGTGAGTGGTCTCGACACGGATGCCGTCGCCACCGTTGCCAGTGATTTTGCAGCCAAAGGCGTTGAGGCCGTTGTGGCTGGCGGTGTACTGGTTGGCGGCGTTCATCATGATGCCGTGGCTGCTGTTGCCGGTAATCTCCCAGCCCTGCATCAGCATGTGGGCATTACTCTGCAGTCGGAGGCCGATGGCGTTGGCCCTGAGGATGACCTTCTGAGCCGTGAAGCTGTCATGAAACATCGGGCCAGTCCTGAAATCCATGCCGGCCTGGCTGGCGTTCTGCACGACGAGGTGGCCGGCGCTGTTGGTACTGAAGCGCATACTGGCCGTGATTTGAACCCCGACAGTGCCGCCATTAATTCCGACGGCGCCACAGCTGAGGCTGCTCGACTCGTTGCCGCTGATGCCGATGTTGGAGTTCTCGATGTAGGTGCGACTCAGCACCACCTGCGAGTTGAAGCCAACCACCTGCACGCCGGCAAAGGTCTGACCGGAGACAACGCACTCCAGCAGCTGAACACCGCCCTGGCCGACATAGAGCCCGTAGAAGCTGCCACAGTTCAACCGGACCCGCTGTACGACGAAGCAGTTGCTGCCGAAGCCGCCGCCGCCATTCCCGACGTTGACGCTGGCCTGGAGGCCTGTGCCCCTGGTGATGATGACTGCCGGCTGGACAATCTGGAAGGTCGCGGAGTTCAACGAAGCCGAGGTGCTGGGGACGTCCAGACTGCCGGCGGCATTGCTGACAATCGGGAAGTACTGCCCGCTCAAGGCCCCGGAGGTGATTCGAATCAGCATGCCCCGAAGCTCATCGACGGTCCAGGCCGCCCCAGCCACAGTCCGGGTGATGCCGGTGCTCGGGGCTGTCCCCAGGGTGCCGGTGGTGATGCTGCCACTGCCCAGGGTAGGAGTCGTGAAGTCCTGACCGACAATCTGCAGCTTGCCCGTGAAGGTACCGTTGTCGGAGTAGATACCGCCGTCGCGGAGCGTTTCCGCGTAGGTGCCAGCTCCGACGTTGATGGTGATGGTGTGGCGGCGGATGTGTGGGACCGAATCCACAGCCTTCATGATGCTCGCGTAGGGGTTGCCGACACTGCCGTCGCCAGCCACATCAGAGCCAGTGGCCTGGCTGACGTACAGCGTCATGTCGCTCGTGGTGACGAGCTGCTCATTGCTGTAGCCGCTGAGGACGTTGAAGGTTTCGGGGAGGCCTCTGAGCCTGCCGACGGTCTCCAGCAACTTGCGGAACTGCTGATTCACCCAACCTTTTTCGGACTGCGTCAAGACAGAAGCACTCATGGTATCACCTCAAGAAAAAGAAAGGGGTCTCGACTTTTCAATCGAGACCCCCAAAACTGTTTGCTTCAGCGCTGCTTAGAAGCTGCCGACCAGGGAGTCAATCAGCACGTTCTTGCGGGGCTGCATGGTCGCCAGGGTGCAGAACCGGAAGTGAGCTTCCGGGATGCTGAGGTCCGACACGGCCAGCTTGAGGCGGCTGTACGGGGCCAGTTCCTTCATGGCCATGGTGTCGCCCTGAACCAGGAAGCCGGTGACGAAGCCAGGGCGCTTGTTGCCGAGGTCGACGAAGGCCGTGGTGGCGGTCGCGGCGAGGGCGACGCGGCCGATGAAGCGAGCCGTGGCCTGGGTTCCGCCGGCGGCCGAGCGGTACACGTTGAAGTACCGAATCGTGCCCGAGCCCGGGGGAGTGATGGTGAGGGTCACCTGGTCACCGGCCGCGAAGGTCAGGGTGCCGGTGGCGAGGGTCTTCGGCGACTCGCCGAGTTCGTTCACCGAGGTCACGTAGTACACGTACGTGCCGGCGGTGATGGCCGAGGTGCCAGCCACAGCCGCAGAGGTGACCGTGGTCGGAGCCGACGGGCCGTTGCTGCGGGGCGAGGCCGGGCGGGTCTTGCCGGAGAGGAAGCGCGAGGCTTCGATGCCGACGGTGCCGTTGCTGACCCACTGCTTGCGGAGTTCAGCTCCGGTCGCGTCCTGGGGGCTGCCGGCGAGCATGATGCGTTCCTTGCCGAACGCCAGCTTGTTGTAGGCGCTGAGCACCTTCGGGTCGACGACGAGCTTGTCGGCGTTGCCGAGGTTCATGGCCGAACGCACGCTGGCGTCTTCAATCATGTCCTGGCTGAGAACTCCGCCGCCACCGATGATGACGGTGTCGTCCGAACCGTACTCGCCGAACATCAGGTCCTGGCTGTTGCGTTCCGCGTCCGACTGACGAATCTGAGCGTCGAGGCCCAGCATGTTCGGGAGGCCGGGGATGGCCGCCATGTTGCCGTCGAAGACACCGGCATTGCTGAAGTCAGCCTTGCCACGGAAGAGGTCGAACTCGATGTCCGCAGCGAGCTTCTTGGCCGCGTCCGAAGCCGCACGCTCTTCAGCCTTGGTGCCGTCGCTGGTGTCAACCAGGTTGGCAACCACGGTGACGCGACGGATGTGGCTGTAGTACGCCATCGGAACCACGATGCGGACGAAGTCTGAGGTCTCTTCCTGTCCGACCGCGCCTTCAGACTGCGCGCTGCCGCCGAACTGGCCGTAGCTGAGCTGACGGTTGAACTGGGCGAGGGTCGACTTGCAGCTGTCCACCTTGACCATCTTCTGCAGCTTGATGTGCGAGTCGTCGAAGGTGACGTTGTGCATCACCGGGGACAGATCCTCGATCTGGAGAGCCGAGCCCTGCACGAGAGTGCTGGGAGCAGCGTTGTAGTTGCCTGCTTCGAGCGCCTTGAGCAGCGCCTGCGTCACTTCAGTAGCCATGGTGAATCTCCTTGAAACTTTTTGCGGGAAGGGGTTGGGGTGTTATTTGAAGTCTTCGAAGAGCGGGGCCAGAGCGGAAATCTGGACTCGACCGTCGTAGAAGTCGCTGATGAGCTGGCGGTCCGACTTCTTGAGGTCGGGGCTGGCAGTCAGAGTCTTCAGGTGGGCCGTGATGGTGGCGCGGTTCAGCTCAGTGATGGACCGCTTGGCTTCGGGAGCCTTCGGCATGTGAGCGACCGTGGTCACAGCCTTGCGGAGCGGGCGCTCAGCAAGGGACTGCGCAATCTTGGCCAGGTTGGCGATGTCCTCGCCCTGGCTCTTCACGAGCGCCTGCAGGCGGGAGATTTCGTCGTTGACGACAACGGTCTGGAGCTTGGGCTCCGACTTGGCGACCGAGTCGATGCTGTCCTTGCCACCACGTTCCGGGCTGGAAGCCAGTTCAGACTTGAAGGCAGGCGGGCCAGCCGGGGGCGGCGGGACCGGGGGACCGGCAGGAGCCGGAGGAGCAGCTGAAGCAGAAGCGTCGGGCATCGGCGCAGCGGAAGCGTCGGGACCTGCAGCCGGGGGCGGAACGCCACCAGCATCAGGAGCGCCGGCACCAGCCAGAGCAGCCTTCGCGGCCAGGGCGGCCTTGATGTGAATGTCCAGCTCTTCCGGGCTGAGCTTGAGGTACTCGGCCTGAATCTGTTCCGGAGTCACCTGGGCAGCCTGTTCAGCAGCCGGGTCAACTCCGTCCGGGCTCGGAGCCGCGTCGGGACCGGGCGCCGGGGGACCGGAAGCATCGGCCGGGGGTGCGCCGCTAGCGCTGGCGTCCGGAGGAGCAGACTCGCTGCCTTCGGCCGGAGGGCCACCAGCATCTCCACCGGAAGACTCTTCCGGAGGGGCGTCGCCGTCAGCCTTCTTCAGCTCATCGGCGGCAGGCTCGAAGGCCTTCGCAAGGTCGGAAGCGACCTCAGCGAGGATGTCCTTCAGCTCTGATTCTTTGATCTTCAACTGGCTGCTCATGGTGGTGACCTCGTTAGTTGGCGGTTGGAGTGTCGAGACTTAGATGCTCGACATCGACCGCCACTTGAGATCCGGGTCCCAGCTGGCCTTCAGGTTGCCAGAGGTGATGTCGGTCGGATCCACGGCGTTGGCGTTCGCCGACAGGTAGATTTCGGTCTTGGTGCCGAAGTGCGTGACTTCGCCCAGGAGGTAGAGCTTGTTGACTTCGGTCATCAGGGCGACGTTCGCCACCGAGCTGGTCTCCAGAACCACCTGCATGCGGTGCGGGGTGAAGGCGCGGGGAGTGAGACCCAGACCGTCGACGCCGAGCGGCTGCTCAGCGATGACCTTCACGACAGCAGCCTGCTGGCCAGCCGCCATGGTGCCCTGAGTCACGTTCAGGTACGGCGCACCGTCGGTGTCGAAGAGAACGTCCGAGACAGTGGTGAACCGGCGCGCGAGACGATCCTTGAGTTCGTACGCGAGAGCGTTGGCCTTGTAGGAAGTAGCGGACATTGTGTGTTCTCCTGAGAACTGCGAAAGGTTTGAAAGTTGTGGACAAACAGAAGATTGAGTGCGTAGAAATAGCGAATGGGTGGCGTACCAGTCGCTCGCAATCTTCTTGACATGAAAATCTGCTCAGAATGTCTCTTCCCCCTGGACAAGACCGAAGACTTTTACAGGAAGAAGGCGACCTGTAAGTTCTGCCTCAGGAAGGACCTCCCGAAAGGGAGACCTCCAGCCCTGGCCAGAGAAAGAGCCGAGCAAGCAGTCCGACTCTACAGGTCAGGATTGAGTCTGGCTGAAGTTGGTAAGCAGATGGGAGTGGGCTTCAGCTCGGTTCGAAGACTGATGCTACGGGCAGGGGCTCAGCTTCGAACCGACACCCAGCACCAAAAGACGGCCACCAATCCATTTGAGGTAATCGACACCGAAGAGAAGGCCTACTGGCTAGGCTTCCTGGCCACAGACGGCAACGTGTACGGAAGCCGGATCCAGCTGAACCTCAGTCACAAAGATGACGACCATCTACGAAAGTGGTGTCGGTTCATGGGCCTGAATCCAGAGACAGACATCAAGGTCAGACCCAAGAAGGGGACCAAATACGTTATCCACAGCGTGGCATTCAGGTCGAAGGCAGTCGCCCATAGTCTGGCTTCACTGGGAATCACCCCCAAGAAGTCATTCACGGTCAAACCCTGGTGTGGCCCCGAACATCTAATGCGCCACTATTGGCGTGGCTGCATCGACGGAGATGGGTGGATTTGCTCTCCACAGGTGGGATTCTGTGGCAACCTGGAGATGGTTGAGGGTTTCGCAGCGCTATGCGCCGGGAAGACCTTACCTCACCGCAGCATCTTCCGCTGTGTGGTCTACGGAGCTAAGAGGAACTGGCTCCTGCACTACCTGTACTCTGGAGCTTCGGTTTTTCTGGAGCGGAAACTCCGGGCGGCAGAATGTGCGGTACCTGCTGTACAACTGCCTCTGGGGTCTTCGGCAGCGGCTGAAGGTGCAGTTGATCCGGCCCCGTAGGAACGTGACCCTCGTAGCCTGGAATCTGAGACGCAGCATGCGTCATCTCCTGGCCAGGAGCCTTGCCCGAAGCCTTCTTCGCTTCCTTGGCGTTAATCAACGCCAGCTCAGCATGGTCGGGGGTATGACCAAACCCCATGCTGACACTGAGCTGATGTTTGCCGTCGATGGGCGGAATCGCCTCCAACCTGTTCCGGAGATGCCGAGCGAATAGGGCCGCATGCTCGTAGGTAGGCACAAACACTCGGAATTCATCGCCTCCGACACGGTGCGTCTTAGCGTCCTTGCGACCAACGGCAGTGTCCGCTGCTTCACGGATGGCACCACCCATGGCACGAATCGCATCGTTCCCGGCTTCGAAGCCGCGACCTGTCTTGTTGATGAGACCGAAGCTGTTTCCATCAATATGGATGTGAACGCCCTGCTTGGGCCGTGAAAGAAAGTCAAGATACGCCTTCTTGTTCCCCATGGACCTGACCATCGAATCAGTGAAGATTTCCCCGGTGATGGCCTTCAGGTGCTTGGCGTCGACATGCCCCGCCTTGACAGCTTCGCGCAGAGATGCCAGGGCCGACTCAAGCCCAGACTCAACTTTGGTCAACGACATGAAACCCTCCTCAGCCTTCTGGACAGCCTCTTCTTCAGACTGTCTGTAGCTGAGGGTCGCATGACCCTGCTGTACGTTGTCAAGCAGGAGCTGTAGGTCCTGGTCTTCCAGGGGGTGACCGTCGATGTAGGCTTTGCCGGCGTGGAACTCGATGTGCTGAGCTTCAGGCATGCCGACTCGGTGGTACTCGAATCGCGACTCCGGGCCAAGGGTGGGTTCAGCAACGTGCTCCTTGATGAACTCCGGGTGCTTGCCCTCATGGAGATCTTGCAGGTTGACGAGCTTGTAGTACATGCTCCGACTCAGGGCGTGGATACTGGCGCTGATCTCTCCGGGGGTCTTCGCGGCAAGCTTCTCGAACTGACCGGTGTGGTCTTCGAGAACCTCGAAGTGGTCCTTGGTCAGCAGGAACTTGGCGACAAGCTGATGGTGAAGATCGTCGGTCCCGTGCGGATGCAGGCGGTAGACGTAGTAGATGTTCGAGAGGTCCATGTTAGCTGATCCTGAAAGGCGACATGAGAGCGTCGTCGAGAGTCGTCGGTTGACGGACGTGGAGCTGAACAGCCTTCAGGCGTCGGCGGGTCTCGTCGATGATCTTCTCCGGCACACTGTGGCGACGCATTTGCGCGTCCAGCTCGTCGGGCTTCAGGGACTGAAGCCACTTGACCGCAGCCGGGTGAAGAGGCGTCCGGTAGGTGTGCTCGGCGTGACGCTCCAGGTAGTCCGGGTACCGGGTTGCGTAGGACTTCTCGGAGAAGGCTCGACCGTGATCGATGAGCTTGATGCCACCTTCATCGGGCAGCAGCCAGTTCCACTGATGACGGTCGCCGTTGTCGTTGATCATGTTCATCAGGGCGATCTTGTGTAGGTCGCCGCTGTCGGCCAGAGCCTTGAGCTGGGCCTGGTGCTTGGCCGTGCCCTCATCGTTCATGTAGTCGAAGTGCGAGCCGGGAGTGTGCTCGATGACCGTCATGAGCTGATCCGTGCGGGGGTTGCGGATGACGCCCGTCGGCACCACGTACTGACCGAGACCGTAGAAGTCCTTGGCGAGGTTGTGGTAGAGGGCCTCGCGATGGCCGGAACCGAACTCGTTGGGGTTGGCATGGTCTGCGCGCCAGTCTTCACCCTTGATGAAGACACGCTTGCCCTGGGCGTTCTTGCCCCAGTAGCTCACGTCTCTGGTGATACCGGAGTCGCTGGGCTCACCGACTTGACTGAGATCGAGACCGTGAATCAGGTCCTTGACTTCTTGGTGGTGGGTGTACTCGGGGACGCCGTGAACTTCATGGCTCACGACACTCGGCGCCTCAAGATGCTCTGGCGGCTTCAAGACCCGGTAGGTCGATGCGCCGCCCTTGCGGGGCAGCTTGATGAGATCGTCGGCCGTGAAGTCGTAGACCTTCTCCTTCGGCACAGCCACGTAGTGCTCGGGCGTGTGGTCGATGAGGTACAGGCCGCCAGCGTGCTTGCCGTCGAACGTGTAGGCCTCGCCGGGCTTCACGGTCTTGTCGTTGAACCTCACAGTTTCGGGAGGCGCGGGCATCGCAGCGGAGGCCTTGGACTGGTCCAGAGCCGCATTCATTTCCGACCGAGCGCCCTTGCGGAGATCGATGGCCAGGGCCTCGAACTTCGTGACGGTCTGCTCCTGCTGTCGCTTGGCGCCAGCTTCAAGAAGCTGCGGCACCAGGAACCGGTAGTACATCAGCAGTGCCGGCATCTCGCCGTACTTCTGCACCCACTCGTGATGGGTCTTGGCGGTACGGAGGGCAATGTTCGTGTCGACGCCATCTTCGGTCTTCCGAAGGTATGGGCCCACGGCATCCCAGAAGGGACGATGATCGGTGCTCTCGTTCCAGCCGTTGGTCTTCATGCCACGAGCGTGCTCGTGGGGGAGGATGCCGACCCAGTTCTTCCAGAACGCCGGGAACACCGCGTCCTCGGGCTTCTCGAAGTGCTTGCCCCAAGTCGGGTGGCTCTGCATGTGCTTCACCGCATCGTGGTGCTTGGCGTAGTACCGGTCGATGCCGTTCAGGACGTGGCTGTTGCCCTCATTCCAGAGCAACGACTTGATGTAGTCGATGCTCGGAGTGTCGTGCTGACGGTCAAGACCGAACAGGTACCGAACGAAGTGCGTGTCGGGAACGGTGACATTGCCACCACCGAGCATGCCGTAGGTGTAGCGGGCGGTCTTCGGTGCCAGGCCTGGAACGTCAGGACCGGCGGTGTAGGGACCCGGGTCTTCCTTGCCCTTGGAGATGTCGCGCCGCCGCTTGGCGTCCCAGAGGCCGGATTGCTTCTTGTGGAACATCAGCTCCTCAACACCACTTCGGGCGTCGTGTCGGTGGCGACCGATCAGATCCACGAGGCTGTTGTGGAGGGTGTGGTACTTCTCCATGTTCTTGAACTTGTTGTTCGCCAGCATGAACGAGCCGATGTCACCGGCGACGCGGCCCGTGCCCTTGCTGTCGTTCTTCATCCGGAGCTGGTCTTCGAGCCGTTGGAAGTGGTCGCGGCTGTGGTCGGGCCAACGCTGGGGCTGGTCACGCTTCAACCAGTCGGCACGGAGCACGTCCAGACCTTCCTTGCTGCGCGGATCCTTGCCGGTGTGCCTCATGGCGTCCACGAGATGGGCGTACATCAGCTCCTGCATCGGCACGGGCGTGTTCGGGCTGAGCTGGCTGAAAATGACGCCGTGCATGACGACTTCAGGGGGCAGAGTTCCGGCTTTGAGGTGCTGGTGGACCTTCGTCCAGTTCTCCATGGCGTAGTCATGGAACTTGCTGACCTTCGGGTCATTCATGATGTTCGCGAAGGTTTGCCCGGCGTCGGGGTGCTGTTTGTCCCGGCTCGGAATGTACATGGGGAAGCTGCCACGGGGAGTGTGAAGCACCCCCTTCTTTTCGTCGAAGCTGGCCTTGGTGCCTTCCGGGTTGGCGTTCAACGGCACACTGCGAATGGTGAGGCGCTCGTCAGCGGCGGCATGGGCCGGCGGGGCCGCTTTGGCTTTGGCTTGGACCTTCTCCGCGACGGCCTTTTTCACGACGGCTTTGATGACGTCCCGCTGAGCCTTCTTGATGGTGTAGTCTTCGACCAGGTCCGAGAAGCGACCCAGGAACTCATCGCTGGCTTCCGGGAGACGGTGCTTGAGGAACTTCTTGAAGGGCGTCTTCTTGTCCCAGTCTCGGACAGCGGCTTTGACGCGGTTCCGTAGACTCCGGTCCTCGACCTGGAGGGCTGAGCCACCGGTCAGGTTTCCAGGGGCGGTGTTGTAGCTGCCGGCTTCCAGGGCCTTCTTGATGGTCTCAGACTCGACTTCGGGACTCAGGCTGCCAGCGACAGAGTCCGTGAGCTGAGTGAACAGGGGGTGCTGATGCTCCTTCTTTTGAACATCGGTGTCCTGGGGGTCCGAGATGACGTTGGAAAGGGCGCTCTTGTTGCAGGGCTTTTGGGTGGCCGCGACACGACGCGCCACCGACTCCAAAAGGCGATTGGAACTCTTGTCCTTTTTGAGCGTGGTGCCTTCAATGCTCAGGCCGATGAGGTTCTTCTCGCCGTTCTTTTTGCAGTCTCGAATGATGGCGGCCAAGGCGATGGCGCCGGGATGGTTCGAGCCATCAAACAGCCGGTAGATGATGTAAATCATCGGCAGCTTCAGCTCTTGGTAGTAGCGGAGCTGGCGATCATCCGTACAGTCTTCGGCGGAGAAGATTTTCTTCGCAAAGAGAATCCTACCAACGATGTCGTTAGCAGAAGCTCCGGAGGCCTCATCTCCTCGATGTTCCCAGTTGATTGTTCCCCGACCCTCTTCAAAGTCGGAGATGTCGCAGCCGGTGACGTCGAGGACCTCTCCGCTCGAATCAATGGCTTCGGACGCAGCAACCCCGTCACAAATCATTCCACTACTCATTGGGCTTAATCCTCGTGCGAGCTTCAGTCTTGCTGCGGAATGGAATACTCAGCTTACGCAAAATCTTGCAGACCATACTGCTGGAGGTGTCGTGAAGCTTTGCCACGGCGCGCATCGACAGTCCCGACAAGTAGTCTCGGGCAACCCTGGCCCTATTCAATTCAGAACTCTTGCCGTAGCGCTTGAAGCGAGCCGACGCAGACATCTTGAGTTTGGTCTCGGCAGAATTCAGCCGCCCCCAGGCTCCTTCGCCACCATCCGTGAGGTTGGTCAGTGGGCAGCCCATCTCTCGGAAGTAAGCGATCCATCGTCGCTCAGCCTTCGGAAGATTCATTGGGTCGGACACCTCTTGAAGAACCTCAATCCCAGGCTTCAACCCCAAAGAAGCGAGTTGATTCAACCAGTTGGACTTATGGCCTCGCTCGAAACCACGCACAGATCGCGGCTGCTCCGAGAGGGGCCTCTTGAGGCCTGAGCACGACTTTCCAACGTACCGCATCTGCCCGGTTCGGGGATCGAACATCACGTAAATCAGGAACCTGGCGGCCATGTAAGTGAAGATTGCTGTCGGAACTACGAGCATTGGCGCTTGACGGCTGGAAATGGCTCATGTACATTCCGCACATGAACAGCCCAGAAAAAGTCGCAGCAGTCATCTCAAGCCTGGAGAAGAAGGTCGACGAGCTGAGGAAGACCTTGTCGGAGTTCGGCGCCTGCGTGAGCCTGGCTCCACTCAGAAACCTGGAGACGGTGGAGTACTACTGCGAGGCAGCTGAACGCCTGGACATCTACCAGTACCTCCTGGCGACCTTGGTCAGCAGACCCTACGACCAGACCCTGGTGGTGCTCAGGGCCCAGGCCGCCACCGAGGCCCTCCGGGGCGCCCGATTCCCGGCCAGGTCGACGAGCGTCGTCAAAAGTCTGATGGCTCAGCAGCGGACTGCCATCTGGGCGGAAATCTATAGCCCGCTCGACACGACCCTGGGGTCTATCTAAAAAACGACCTGGGGTGTTGACGCTGGGGATCCACTCATGTACATTCCGCCCCATGGAAAAACCCATGACGGAAGCTCAGAAACTGGCGATCAGCTTCATCGAAGAAAACGGCTGCGTTCATGCTGGGTTCAACGTGAGCCGACGTGGCAGCCAGTACGACGTCAAAGCTTCCTGCTTGATGGCCCTGGAACGTCAGGGAAAGGTCGAACTTAAAATCAGCCCAGACGGTGGCATGATGGCCGTCTACTCGAAAGAGTTCAAAGAACAAATCGCCATGACCCAGGAAATGGTCGCCGAAGTCATCGCAGAAGAGAAGGCGGGTAAATGAGGTGCTGACGCTGGGGATCCACTCATGTACATTCCGACCACCTCGCTGCACCCCCGGAGAAACAATGACCACTGAAAAACTGACTCTTGCCACCGCCGTCCGCATCTACTGCTTCCGCAGCCGGGGATACTTCGGATGGGGGCTGACGCCTCAGCAGGCAATGTGGTCGGCGCACCTGGCCGGCTGCCCGAAGAAGGACCTGAAGGGCGGCTTCGCTGTGGTGCTGCCGGTTGGCGTCACCAGCTACAAAATCGACGGTGACGGCTGCCTGAAGTGGGACGGCGGCAGCGTCGACGCAGGCTACCTCACCCGCTGGGACAGAAACAAGAAGACCAAGACCTGGGAGCGCGTGGCACTGATGCGAGCCGAGGACACGTTCACTCCTGCCACCTTCCTGGACATCTGATGAAAGCCAAGCTGGAATCGCCCACTCCCAAGAAGGACTGGGTCAAGGTCGGAGATCGCTGCCGCGTTGTCGGTGGAGGGCAGATGGAGGGCGTGGTCAAGAGAATCGTCCCGACCAGCAGCACACCCTACGCGGTCGTCACCTGGAGCTACGGCGGTAGCAACGGACGCCACACCATCACCACCCTCCGAAAGGTCGAATCGTGAAAGCCAAGCTCAAAAAGAAGCTGTTCTGGGTCGCGACGCTGGGACCCATGGGACTCTTCATCGCCGACAAGGTCGCCCACCTCTTCGGTTTGTGTCTGGGGTACTGATGCGGCTCATCTTCTACCGGGGCCGGCGCTGGAAGCTGCACCTGTTCTGGTGGCGGGGACTCTTTGAGGTAGCCCTGGGGCTGGGTGGATTCGGAATAGAACTCAACAATCACGCCTACTTCGAAAGGCGGGTGGCGCCACCGTACTTTTTGTTCAAAAATCGACATCCGGGGTGTTGACGCTGGGGATCGGCTCATGTACATTCCAACCACCTCGCTGCACCCCGGAGAAAACAAAATGTCCACCGAACTGAACAACCTGAAGCGCGAAGAAATGAAGAACCTCATCGTCGCCCTGGAAGCTCGTGGCTACACCCGCCAGACCCTGGGCTTCCTGATGGGCGTCAGCGGCTCGTCCATCAGCTCCTGGGCGAGCGGCAAGTCGATGGGCACCAACGCGCAGCGGCTGCAGATGGCTGGCCTGCCGGCTTTCGACGCCAAGCACGTTCGCACCACCCTGGAAGCTCGCGTCGCCCGCAGCCAGGAGCGCCTCAGCCTCGACATCCAGAAGCTGGAAGCCAAGAAGGCCGAGCTTCTCGCGAAGTCCGTCAACGGCATCGTCCGGGAAGAAATCTCCAACAACTACAGCTGGTGCCTGAGCTTCGAAGTGCGCTTCACCAACGTCGAGACCGGCGAGATGGTCACGAACCATGTGGTGACCTACACCCAGCCCCAGTACGACACCCAGGTCGGCGACGTCAAAACCTACACCAACCAGGACAACGCCTACAGCGGCTTCAAGTGCAGCATCACTCGCGAAGAGAAGTTCCTGGCGGCTGCGAAGAAGGAGTTGGCGACCTTCAACAAGAAGAATCCGTAATCGGGTGTTGACTGCCGGGAATGGCTCATGTACATTCCCGGCAACTCGTAGCTCTTGGAGAACCGACCATGAAACTCGAAGACGGCACCAGCATCGAATTCATCCTGGAGCAGAAAATGGGTGGAGATGGTGGGTGGGCTCGGGTGTACGCTCAGAACGACCACTCGGAAGAGCAGTTTTCCGATCTGAGCTTCGACAGCAAAGAAGATGCGATTTCCTACATCCGCAAGTTCGCAACCCTCCACGGCTTCCGGCCGGTGCCCAGCAGCGTCCGCATCATCGCCGTCCGCTCCACCTACACGGAAGTCGAGTACTGATGGGCCCCAGAGAACGCGCGGCGCAGTTCTTCTTCCGGAAGCACTACGTCCAGAATGACGCCGACATCAAGACCGGCGGGCTCGGCTTTCGCTTGAACTGGAACGTGCCGCGAGACTTAGCCCCGCTGGACGGCGAACTCGTCGTAGCCGGGGGTCTTGTAGGCGACCTTGCCGGCGCCGTTGAAGCCAAAGCCCGGCAGTAGAGTCGTCAGGACGCAGCGGCAATGCGGGTGAAGACCGCCGACCTTCGGGGTGGGGTCTCCCCGTTTGTGGTAGCCACCACCCAGCTCCGACATCTTCCAGACCCTGGGCGTGACACCGTCGGGCTGAACGTGGAGTCGGGTGCATTCGACACAGCGGTACTGGTCTCTGACGGTGACAAAGAACACAGTCGGGTCTTCGATGCCAGCTGCGGTATTGACCCTGACGATGCCATCCATGATGCTGGTGTTGCGGACCACCGTCGATTCGGTCTCCAGGATGCGCTTGACGTCCCGGGTAGCCTCACCCATGACCTCGTAGAGCTTGCCGCCGAGAACCGTCTGCAGGTCCGTCTTGACGCCCTTGTTGCCGGCTTCCTGGAGAAACGCGGACACAGCCTGGACGGTCTTCGCCTTGGCCTTGGCTTCAGCGGCGTCGAGGTAGGAGCCGCTGATTTTCAGCAGGGTCTTGAAGACATCTTCGCTGGGCTTGACACCTTCTTCAGTAGCCGCAGCGTCGAAGATGCCCTTCAGGGTCAGGTCCTGCTTGTACGCGACGTAGAGCTTCTTCCCCTGGGGGTACCTGTCCCCAAAGGTGTGGGCCCGAATCTTCGCGAACAGGGTCTCGATGGCCTTTTCGATGATGCGGACCGCTGCCGGTCCAAGACGGGGTCTCATCGGTTACGCCTTCTTCTTGGGGCCGAGCTTGTGAATCTCGGCGACGTCCATGACTTCCTTGAGAGCCTGCTTCGCCTCGTTCTCCCAGCTCTCCATGGCTTTCTGGACGAAACGCCGTTGCTGGGCCAGGAGACGCCGCTTCCCGGTCGGGAGCTGGTCCTCAGACTTCGACATCAGGCTGGACAGCTGGTCCAGGCTCCGGGTCAGGTCCTCAGGAGAGTCGTCAACAGACTTGGCATCGTCGCCACCCTGCTGAGGCTGTGAGCCGGCATCGTCGCCACCTTCAGCTCCACCGCCTTGCTCGCCACCACCCGACTCCTGCCCACCACCATCGCCGCCACCCTCGGCACCACCACCACCACCACCACCACCACCCGGCGGGGGCTGCTGAGCCTGTTGAGCAGCTGCCATTTGCATTTGCTGTTGCTCAGCAAGGAACTGCTGCTGTTGGAAGAAGTTCGGGTTGTTGAGGAAGGCGTAGCGCGGGTCTTTGCTGGCGCCCTCCATGCCAAACATCTCCTCCATGATGACGCCCTGGGGCACGTACTTGTCGAGGACCTGCCACCACTGCGGGTTGAGGATGAATTTGCCACCCCACTTCTTCCCGATGGGCTTCTTCTCGACCTTCTCCAGGACCTCGTCCATGTTCATGTGGATGGCCATGTCGCCCTGGAGGCGAACGCTCTCCTTCTCGGCGGTCTCGACGTCGAGACCGACGAACTTCACGGAGCAGGTCTTCGACAGCTCTTCGTCAATCAACGGCAACAGCTGCGCGTTGACAAAGTTCTGGAACTGAGCCAGGAGGGGCCGGATACCGACGTCCCGGTGAGCTTCGAGCTTGTATTCGTTGTTCGACTCAGACAGGGCCTGGTTGTTGGTGCCTCGGCTCAGGTGCGCGTACCCAGGCAGCTCTTCCGGGGACATCTGAAAAGCGGAGAGAATGACGCGGGCGTTGGTGTCAGAGAGGTACTGGAACTCCATGTCGCGGCTGCTGTTGTCGATGGGGTACCAATTGATGTCGTCGTCGGTGCCGACGCCGAAAATCGGCATCCGCCAGGCGTTGCCAACAGAGTTGATGCTGGCCTGGAACTGCTGGCGAATGTGCTTGATGATTCCATCATCCGCGTCGTCCGACTTGATGACAATCATGCCACGAGCAGCTCGACCGGACTGGAAGTAGAGCTTGTTGTGGTTGGTGATGTTGATGTGCGTCGTCACCGCCGCGATGATGGTGTCGAGAGGCGTCAGCGGGTAGCCGTCCAGCTCGACGTCCGTGGTCGGGTAGAAGCTGTGGACCAGACACTCGGACGCCGTGAAAGCCTGCACGGGGCGACCGCCAATGACCTGGACCCAAGCGTACTCGTCGTTTTTGAAGCGCTCCGGCTCCAGGTCCTTGTTCTTGATTTGCTCCAGCAGGTGCCGGGCATTCTCGCGGACGCTGTCTGCAGCTTCCTTCTGTGGAGCTGCACGGTAGATGGTGCCGGCGTCGATGGGCCTGAAGCTGTGGAAGCGTCGCTTGCCGTCCAGACCTTCGACGTGAATTGCTTCGACAGCGATTCGACCAAAGACGCAGGCGTTGCGGGCGCACATGTACAGGAACTGGCCGAGAGTGAGAGCGTCCTGGTCCCTGTAGCCTTTGGTGTCGCCACAGGTCATGAGCCGGATTTCGGCGGCTGCAATTTTCTTCTGCAGGGCAGCCCGTTCCTCTTCGCTGAGGCGTTCCATGAGACCTGGCTCGGGCTCAATCTTGAAGCCCGTGCTGAAGCGGTCCGGCTGGGGGCGGCCGAAGGCGCCGACCTGGTTGCCACGGGCGTTGCAGATGGCAGCGACAAGGTCGTCCTGGATGGCGATGCGCTTCAACACCTCATCCGGGAGAAGACGGAGCTTCGTCTTGTACAGGGACTGGTAGGTGTTGTTGATGCTCGGGTCTTGCTCGAAGGCAAGGCGCTCGATGGTGTCGCCGGGGCCGTTGAGGAGGTTCATCACCGACTTCACGAGCGGCGACGCATTACTCATCGTCTCGCCCTGCTTCCGGAGGAACTCTTCCTCACCGAAGGGGTCCGTCATGTGGACGGTGATGTTGGACTTGGCCCTCTGCTCCGTCGACTTCCCGGACAGAGCCTGCATGATGGACTTCGCCAGCGGCGAGACCTCTTCTGCTTCGATGCCGTTTCTCTTCTTGGCCATGGTCGCTTACTCGTAGCTGATGATGAAGACGTTGGCGGTGACGGTGGCGCGGTTCACCAGAGACAGGCTCCAGGTCGGCCCCTTCTTCATGAAGAGCACGTCCATGCTGCCGGCCTCTGCGGGGGAGCCACGCTGCGTGTCATCACTGCTTCCGTTGCAGCGAATCGAGCACTCCTGGTCGGCTTCGATGTAGAGGAACTTCTTGGCGGCGGTGTAGACGATGAGACCCGCAGCTCCAGGCTGAATCCCGGTCTCGGCCGGAATCGGAGTCGTGCTGATGACCTCGAAGAACTTCGAGGTGACGGCAACAATCTCGTACGTCTTCCGGGTCGCAGTGGCAAAGCCGGCGCTGATGTCGACATTGTCGCCGACCTGCACTCCGGAGCTGGTGAAAGCCTGGAGCTGGGTGTTGGCAGTCAGGGCCACAGTTTCTGTAGTGGCTTCGAAGTCGGCGCCGGAGAACCGGACCAGGACCAGGTGCGTGGAGTCAGTAACTGCCAGAACCTGCCAGTAGCCGCTGTTCATCACAGACACAGGCGACGAGGCATCTCCGGTCGTCAGGTTGGGAACGAAGATGATGTCCCCGGTGGCGACGCCGGTGAAGTCGGGGCCAGTGGGCACCGACAGGATGACGGTGTTGTTCGCCTGCACCGTGAAGGTGACCGAGACCCCGTTCAGGGCCAGGCTGCGGTCGATTCTGAAACCGGGGTCGGCTCCACCAGTCCAGGTGAAGCGGTAGCGGCTCGGGTCCAGGCTCGACAGGCTCGAAGCGAAGGTCGTTCCACCGCCGATGGTGGTGGTCCGGGTACCGTCGAAAACCAGCTTCGTCTGGCCAGGCTCGATTTTGTACGGATCCGACCGGGGGTTCTCGCAGACAACTCCGTTGACATTTCGCGACCAGTCGACGTGCCGCAGCAGCGGATTGCTGTTGTTGGTCGCATCGCCAAAGGCTTGAATTTTCTGGAAAAGATTGAAGAACGCCTGCATGATGCTCCCGGGCTTGAATTACGGTGAAGATTGTGGCTAGCCGTCGAACGTGAACTTGCCACGCCGCACCGTCTTGCCCTCTGAGGGCCGGGTCTGGTCGCCGGTCAGGGAGGCGATCTGGTCCTGCATCCACCCGGCCTGCTTCCCAGGAGTCGACTGTCCGGTCGCCTCCTTAATGAGCTGGGCGATGTCTTCGGTGGTGCTCTTGGACGGAGGCAAGTTCAACTTGCCTTTTGGGGCAAAGACGTTCATCACCATGTAGCGAAGCGCGTCGCACTCGTCGTCATCTTCGTCGTCCGGCTCATCGCTGACCTGGCCAGCTGCGTCGGTGAGGAAGTGGTACTTCTCAAGACGGGCACCCAGCAGCTCGCAGCCGGGGTCATCTCGAAGAAAGAAGAGTTGTGGGTCGCCGACGGCCGGCTGGAGCTTCATGCGGACGATTTCAATGCCCGCCTTGACGCTGCCCTTGTACTTGTCCCACTCCCTCATGTGGAAGCCGCGACGCTTGAAGGTCTTGACGTCGGCTGGGGCTTCGGGGTCACCGAAGATGGTCGGGTTGAAGGGCTTCAGTGGCTCGCAGATGGCGATTTTCTGGTCCAGTTCCAAGCCGGGGCTGGCAATGACCGTCAGCACGAACATGAACTGCCCGAAGACGGCACCGACGACGGTCGAGAAGTTGTGGCTGAAACCGAAGTCCATGCCCGCGTAAAACTTGGCGCCCTTGTCGACCATCATCTGCAGCAGCTCAGACTTGGTGATGTGCTTCGGCGGAGCTTCGCCAGTCAACATGGCCGCCATCTGCTCGGCGGTCTTCATGTGGGTCTCCCGATTGAACTTCGGGAAGATGAGGCCTGACTCGTCCGGCTTCCGACACAGCAGCTGGGTCTGGACACCGCTGAGACTGGCGATGCGGAACTGGCTGATGATGGTCGTGATTGGCTTCAACATCTTCGACTGGGAAGTCTGATGTGTAGCCAGGCGTCCCTTGCAGGCAGGAAAGAGCGGGCACGTCTTGCAGCCGGCGAAGCCTTCCTGTGGAGCCCACTTCGTCTGAGTCTGCGGGTCGAGCAGCTTGTAGTCGGCCTCGGTGATGTGCTTCAGCGTCGAGTCGTTGATGTAGTACAGCTCCCTGGGCTTCTCCGGCTCATGACGAGCAGCGCCGCAGGCCTGGGTGATGTCGATGACGTTCCAGTGCTTGACTTGCAGGTGCGTCGTAGCAGCCAGGGCCAGCTCAGCCTGAACGAGACCATAGCTGAACTTTCGCGTCGACGTCAGGAGTGTGATGGGCATGAGCCCGTCACGAGGGTCGGGAATGTGCTTGGCTTCTTCGTAGGCGGGGCGGTGCTGCTTCGGAACGACGTCCACCTCGTCAACGCAGAAGAATTCTGTGTGAGCGCTGTTGGCGCCCTGCATCGTGCAGAGAACGATTTGGATGTAGTTGTAGCGGCGCTCGTAGCGGTTCCGCTCACTGGAGTTCAGCTCGTTCCACTCCGAATCGGTGAGGCTCAGGCCCGTCTCAGGGCTGTAGTACCGGCAGATTTCAATCTTCTTGACGTTCTGACCGACACGGAAGTCGCGGATGTAGGGCCGAGAGAAGAAGTCGCGGACGTACTCCTGGCTCTTCTTGGACTGGTCGAAGACGGCCGCCATGTGAGCGACGTTGCGCTTCAGGTGGAGGACCTGCAGCACCTCCAGGACGGAGGCGCCGAGCGTCTTGAACCCACCTCGGCAGGCGTAGGCCATGACGCGGGCGTAGTTCTCGTCGTTGTTGAGCCTGGCCTTGTTGTAGACGTCCCAAATCATGTCCAGCGGGTTGCTGGAGGACTCATCTGAAACGGTACAGTCCGGGAATTCCATGTTCAGGAAGACCCGGATCCACTCCTTCAGATGTTCACGGGTCTCGCAGGGCGTGAATAGGGCCCTGCGCATGTCCGCTTCGACACTCCCCAGTTCCATGGCCTACTTCACCCGCTTCAGGAAGTCGTGAACCTCGGTGCTACTGGCGGGGCGATCCGGCAGCGCCACCGTCGCAACGGGGAGCGGCGCCACGACGTGAGTGTGCTCGACCTGGCTCTTCCGGGGCGGCTCAGCACCGGTAACCTTCAACATCAGCTCCATCATCTCCTTGAACGTCTTGAAGGACATGTCCTTGAAGTCGCCCAGGTCCTCTTCCTTGCCGGACTGCAGGTACCGCTGGAACTTCTGGCCGGCGAGCTTCCGATACACAGCCAGCCCCTCGGAGAGGAACTGGACGGCCTCCATCTGCGTGGTCTGAACGCCCTGGCGGACGTTCTCCATGAGGTGGTTAAAATGCTCCAGGCGCTGCTGGTCCCAGTTGAAGTCGACCTTCGCCTTGACGATGATGCCCAGACCAAAGGCCGGGTTGAGGGCAGCGATTTCCTCGCAGCTGTGCCCCCTCAGGTAGAGCTGGAAGAAGCCGGCGGCAGTGCTTGGCGCCAGGGCCGGTTTATTGGCCTCGACGTACTGGCGGTAGACGGACAATTCGCGTGGGGTCAAACCCGCGATAGTCTTTTCCAAGGTCGATTGCTGAGTCATTGCGAATCTCTTTCCGGCGGGGGCCGGCGTACAACGTCTTGGACCCAATCTTGAAGGACGTCTTCCAGGTGTCCCCAAAGAGGGCCCAGACGCTTTCTTCAATGATTTTGAGCTTTTGGAAGTCCTTGATGGCCTTCTTCGGCTTGAGCTTGAGCACGTACTCGATGGTCCGACCTTCTGGGTCGATTCTGGTCTCGTGGCTCTTCAGCTCCGAAAAGGCAACCTTGGGCCAGGAGTTGACAGACTGCACCTGAACGGTGGTAACCTCCCCGGTCAGTTCGGTCTGCATTCGTAGAGCAGCCACGTCGAGGCGCTGAGTCATGAGATTCCCAGCCGTTGTGCAACCATCCCCTTCAAGATTGCCAGCTCCGTGCCGTGTCTCGGCTTGTACCCGTCCAGGTACGTGGACAGGGCCGTGCTGATCCCCATGGACTCAGAGACAGCCTTCGTGGTAGCTCGTGTCTTGAAGCTGCGAATCCGGCAACCCACCCAGACCAACCGCCTTTCCTTGATGAAGACCTCGTCACCATGAATGTCGACCACGTACCGCCAGTCTTGGTTCAGAACCGGAACCTCCAGAGGAGCGTCCTGTCGGTCGACCAGATGCACCATCTTGCGACACCAGGCCCCGGTGTCGTAGAGCTTCAGGAACTGGGGTGCCTGGTTCGGAGCCAGCTCGGCCAGGACCAGGGCCCGGTTGATGCCTACGTCCGAAAGAGTCCTCCAGCGAGGCGCTCCAACGTAGGTGACGTTTGCGAACGCCTGCGGCGTGTGGATGTGGCCGCTGATGATGGCCCGAGACTCCGCCTCCAGCTTGATTCCGTCCGGAGCGTACATGCCGTTCTCGTACTTGCTACCATCGAAGGTCTGATGACAGAGCACCGTCGAGGCAGTCGGGTACGACTTGAGAATCGAGAGAAAGCCGTCGCCACTGTGCTGGTACGGGACCAGCAGCACCCCGTCTTCCAGGACTGGGGTAGCCACGATTCTCAGCCCGGCAATGCCGGCGCAAGCCATCATGGCGTGGTTGGTGCTGCGACCGTCACCGGACATGTCGTGGTTCCCCACCAGGGCCCAGAGCTTGACGTCCATGGTCGCCAGCTCCGTGAGGACTCGGCGCCAAAACGCAACCACTTCCAGGTTCAGGAGCTTGTGGTTGTGAAACTGGTCACCCATGAAGACGACGTGCGTCGGTCTTGAGTCGATGATGGCCTTCTGGACACCCCGAATCAAAGCCTCGCAGTCATCCAGCTCGTCTTCGACGGCATGGACGTCTCCGACTAGCAGCCACTTAGCCACGAGGATTCCTCCTTCTCGACCCTGACGAGCTGAATCACAGACTCAGGGACGAGGATGAACTCCAGACCGTCGACAACGTGGACTTCCTTGGCCCACTTCTGGTCTGCAGCCTCTGCACGGACGAAGACACTGGCCTGCTGCTTCAGCTCCGAGAAAGGCCCTTCCGCGCAGCGGGCCACCACCTTCAGCTCCTGCAGAAGGGTCTTCTTCTCAATCAGAGCGAATCCGCCAACGACGGCATTCTTGGTCGGGGCCTGGGGCTTCGGGAACGGCGTGCAAGCAATCAGTTTGTTGTAGGTGAACATCATGAGAACTCCATGGTGACTTTGTATCTGTTGGCATCCGACTGCCATTCGACATCGACGCGCTTCAAATCTCGGACCCTGCTCAGGGCACCCTTGTAGAAAAGGAACTCTGTGACATCCACGCAGAGCTTGCCCAAGACCTGGCCTGAGGCCACTCGGTCCGGACCTGGAACGAACCTATCAGCGGCGGCGACCTGATAGAACCCAGCTATCCTCTCGTCGGTGAACAGATCCGACAGCTGCTGCTGTTCTTCAGTCTTAGCCATCCACCTGAACCCCTTTCATGGTCAAGTACTTGCGCTCCATAACCGTCAGGTTCGCGTACTGACTCCGTACCGTAACAATAGCATCCATGGCCTCAACCTGCAAATCTGGCCTGGATTCTGCATCTGCCTCGTAACGGTCGAGAGTTGTTTCGCCTTCTGGATCCAGGCTCACATCCCCCGACACGCAGGAGGAAGACGCCAGGAGCTTGGCCACCTCTTCGGCAGTGGTGTGGTGCGCCGGGTCGTCGACGTCCTCGTTGACGTACTCAGCGATGCGGTACCAGTCATCGCCGAAGATGCGACGCGCCTTGTTGGCACGGTAAATCTTGCGCTTGTCGACGGGCCAGTAGTGGATGAGGGTCTCGCTGTACTGTTCAATGCGGTCGCCGATCATACGGCCAATCGCGACGGCCCTGAACTTGCGGTAGGCGTCCAGCTCCTGCTGCTCGGTGAGCACCTCCGTATCCAGAGGCGGCACGAACTTGTCGATTGCCGTCAGGAGACCCACGGCGTGAACCTGGACCAGGTCCATGTAGTCCAGGTGGGACTTCGGAGTGTTGTGCCAGAAGATGCGGGTCTGACTGATGGCCAGCGGCAGGTTCATCTCCATGATTTCCATCCGAATCTGATGGATGGCCTTGGCCAGCTGGGCCACCTTGCCGCCGCCGGGCCAGCGGTGAGCATTCATGGCAAAGGTCACGAAGCCGTAGTTGAACCGGAACCGGTAGAGCCCCTTGTCGGAGCGATTCTTCAGAGCCTTGCTGATTTCCGCGCTGAAGACCGACTGCCGCTCCCGGAAGTAGGGTCGAGCCGCCAAGATGTTCCGTTTGGTGTCCACGATGTGGGCGACAAAGCTCCGGTAGACGCTCGCACCCCAGGGGTGCTTGATGAGGGCCTGTCGGAAATCCGATTCCAGCTTGACGAGAGCCTTGATTTGGTCTCGCTGCTGCTCCAGACGCGCCCTCCCCTTGGGAAGGACCTCGTACTTCTTGATGGCCTCTTCAAGGCCCGAGGCGAAGTTTCTGTAGTGCGACTGGTCTTGGAAGAACGCCATGGGTTAGCTCCTCCCATGATTCTACCACGACGGCCTTGACAAACACCGAGACCTAGAGGGTCATGACGGTCGTCGGCCCGTAGATGTCGTCGTAAATCTTCAGTCGAGCCTGGGCGTGACGATGCAGGATGTCGATGTTCTCGACGTCGAAGTCGTAGATGACGCAGGCGGTCTTGCCAAGATTCTTCTCCAGGCGGGTGCAGCGACCCACGCCCTGGCGGACTTCGATTTCCGACTTCCCGCCCTTCAGGTAAACCATCGTCTTCACGGAACGGATGTCCGTGCCGGTGCTGACGCAGGAGGTACCAATCAGAATCGGGTAGTCGCAGCGGTTGAAAGAACGAACCAGCTCGCCGTTGTCAACCTCCTGGTACTGGGCTGGGACCCAGTCGCGGTTCCCCTTCTCCAGCTCGATGGGCCGGCCCGCTGCGTCGAGCAGGACGTTCCCCAACTTGTCCTTCTTGAACTTGGTTGAGGTCAGCGGGCCGTGGGCGAACATGGCCTTGTGCTTGAGCAGCGGCAACAGCTTCGCGAATTGCTCAACCTCGTCGATGAGGACGAGAACCTGGTGGCCCAGATGCTCGACGCTGTGATTGATGATGGCAGCGGCCTTCTGGTTGACATCCGGGTTCCGGTACATGTGCTCCCGGGTCATCTCGTTGGCGTCGTTGCTGTCCAGGGCTCGGTTGGACTCGGCGCGGATCATCCGGAACACCGGCTTGGCCAGGAACCCTTCGTCGACGCCCTGACGAACCGTTTTCTCGTAGACGGTTGGGCCAGTGATTGCGTCCAGGAGGAGATCCCGGCCATCGTTCCGCATCTGGGTTGCCGAGAAGAAGAACCGATACGGGGCACCCTTCAGGACGCCCGTACAGACCTTCGCAAGCGTTGCGGCGGGGCACTGGTGGCTTTCGTCGGCCACGAAGCACTGAACGCCAGCCAGGGCCTTTCCTGCGGGACTGTCGGGCTCCACCCTGGTCAGAGACTGACCCGTTCCAACAATGAAGAGCTTCTTGAAGTCTTTCTTGCCGTCGAAGAAGGCTCCGACGTTCTTTTTCCCGAAGTGGAGAACAAACTCGTCGTGAAGCTGTTCGGCGATGTTCTGGCTGGGAGCCATGATGACGGTTTTGAGACCGAGCTGCTTGACCAGGTTCAGGATGATGAACGACTTGCCGAGACCCGTTCCGATTTCTACCCGAGCATGCCGAGCTTCGAGAAGCTTCTCTTTGGCTTCCAGCTGGAAGGGGTGGGGAGTCCTGTCTGGAACCTTCAGCCAGGGAATGAGCTTCTCGTCCGGGTACTTGACCTGGATTTCAGCTCGGATGCTGTACTTGGATTCCAGGTAGTTTCGCATCCCGGAAAGACACCAGAGCTGGTCTTCCTGGTTCTTCTCCAGGAGACACACCTTGGAGCGTGCCGTGAGGTCTGCAAGCCTGGCGTTGTACGCCTCTTCGCCCAGGGTCTGGAAGCTCCACCTGTTGGACTTGAACTTCCGGAGTTCGTAGCTGACCTTCTGGTCTCGGTACGTCAGGTTGGCTCTCACCTCCTGAAGCTGCTTGTCATCAAGCTCTTCAAGAATCAGCTCAGTCGGGTTTCTGAGAGTCAGTTTCATTTTCGAAAGAAAATTTCCTGCTGAACGAGGTAGAGGCGATCAGCCATCGTACCATCAACGACTGCAAGATTCAAGCCAGGGTAGTTTTCGAGCAGGGTTGGGATTCCCCTGTCGATGACTCGGGACTGCTCCAGACTGTGGATCCTGTTTGGATCTTCCAGGTAGGGACTGAAGATGGGCTTCGAGTAGAAGCTCTTCGTCGGAAGCACCAGACTCCTTCGGACGAGGTCCTGAACCTTGGAGCTGTCTCTGAACTCCGGAGACATGTAAAGCATTGAATTGATTGGAGAAGAGTCTGAGATGATGAAAACCCTCTCCCCACAAGCCTTGTGGAGGATTTCACTTGCTTCCACCTGAGAAGTCATGATGGACAGCTGGTCTTCATCGCTCAACGTCAAAGGGTCTTCAGGACGAAGTCCAAGCTTGACTCTGAGACCTGCAATGTAGAATCTGGCTTGTTCTGGACTGAACTCACAGACCATTCCGGTTTCTTTCATTGAGGCAAAAAGCATCGCTGCTGTAGTGGTCTTACCTGACTGAGGACAACCAATGAAGTTCAAGAGCATGCAGGTATTGTACCAGACTCTGAAGGAAAAGCTTACACCTACACTTCCCTTCAGCGCAGCACATTGTAGGACTTCCCGCTCCAAAAGCCTTGTATTGTAAGTACATCTTTAGTTACATTATGATACATTGTAATACATTAATAATGGTCGCCGCGCGTGCGCCCCTGAAGGGTAATTGATTTCTGACAAACGTCAGCGAACCTCCAAAAACGGCCTCTCCCCTGAAGGGTAATTGACTTTTGTCAGTGAACTCAAAAACGCTCCCCCTGAAGGGTAATTGACTATTTCCGGATTCTGGTCAGTTCTCACTCAGAAACGTATGGTCACGTATGGTCAAACAGCTTCAAAAGGTCAATTGACTTGGGGTTCGAATGGTGGTTCAATGTGGTTGATTTGACACAGTCGACAGACAGCAAAGCCAGGCAAGCCGGTCTCAGGCGGGGCCAGCGGAGTCGCGACCGGGTGCTGGTTCTGGTTGCAGATCCCGACAACAATCAGCTCAGCAACCAGGCCCTGGGGCGTCGTCTCGGCTTGACAGCTGGAGCCGTGAAGCTCCACCTCAAGAAACTCCGTGAGTCTGGTATAATCAGGACCACGACGTCTCGGGAGCGCTACGGGTTTTCAAAGACCTGGACGAACTACCGAACCATCGACGTCACGGAGGCAGGCCAACATGCAGTACGCGAAAGCAAAATCCGTCTCGAAGGAAATTCTGACCCGAGGCCCAGCTCTACGGAAGTTGATCCTCAGCACTTTGAAGACTTGCTCCGAAGCCGTTGGAGCGACATTGGGGCCCGGTGGGATGCCGGTGGTAATCGAACGCCAGGAGGAGAACCTGCCGCCGATGATTACCAAGGACGGGGTGACTGTCTTCCGAAACCTTGGCTTCGATGACAGCGCCGCCCAGGTCCTCATGGAGGCAGCTCGTGACGCCAGCGTCCGGACTGCAGCTGAAGCCGGCGACGGAACCACGACCGCCACGGTTCTGGCTGAGGCGCTGGTGCGTCGCACCATGGAGTTCTGTGACGCCAACCCGAAGGTGAGTCCGCAGCGAGTGGTTCGGACCCTGGAGCGTGGCTTCCGGGACATCGTCGAGCCCTGGATCCGCGAGCATGTGCTTCTGACTCCCATCGGGAAGCCCGGAGGACGGACCCGACTCCACGCCGTGGCCAAAATCAGTGCCAACGGTGACGTGCCCCTGGCTGATGCCGTGTTGAAATGCTTCGACCTGACCGGCGACGAAGGCAACGTCACGATTCTCGAAGCCAGCGGTCCCAGCGGCTACGAAGTGGAGCGCATCGACGGCTACCCGGTCTTCAAGGGGTACGAAGAGTGCTGCGGGAAGTTCTACCAGCAGTTCATCAACGACCCGGCGCGGCAGATGACGACGCTGAACAAGCCCTGGTACATCCTCTACCACGGTCGGCTCAACGACATCTACGCCTGCCTGCCGATTTTCGCCAAAATCGACGAAGCCGCGCAGGCCGGCAGCAGCCCCAACGTCGTCCTGGTCGCCACCGGGTTTTCGGAGATTGTTCAGGCCCACCTGGCCCACAACTTCAGGGCTCCGAACAGCATCAACGTGTACCCGCTGGTGGCGCCGATGAACAACATGCAGACCGGCCAGTACGACTTCCTTCGGGACATGGCGGCTCTGTCCGGTGCCCACATCTTCGACCCCGTCAACGCCGTTCTGGACACCGCCGAGCTGTCTCAGCTCGGTTCCACGGACAGCTTCGAAGCTGGTCGTTTCCGTTCGACGGTGCTTGGCTACCGCGATGAAATTCTCATCCTGGAGCGTGTCACCGAGCTGAAGAAACAGCTGCAGACGGACATCGCCTCCCAGGAACGGGACATCATCACGGAGCGCATCGGCAAGCTGACCGGAGGTATTGCCCGGTTGAAGGTGGTTGGAGCCAGCGCCGGCGAGCTGCGGGAAAAACGGGATCGTGCCGAGGATGCCATCTGTGCAGTCCGTGGGGCGTTGAAGCACGGCGCTCTGCCCGGTGGTGGCTGGACGCTCGTGAACCTGAGCCGGATGATTGAAGTTTCCAGCCACAACGAAGGGTTCTCCGAGCTGGAGACGAAGATTCTCCGAGAGGTCCTCAGCCCCGGGTTCCTGGAACCGGTGCGACGTCTGTTCCTGAACGCCGGCTACCACGAAGACGAGCTGCTGCAGAAGTTCGACACCATCTCCCTGCCCTGGGGAGCCTATGTCGAGTACGGAGGAGAGGTCGGCCAGGAACCGCTTGCCTTCAACGTCTTCGACGTGCTGGAGGGGAAGTTCGTCGATGCTCTCAACGAGGGCATCCTGGACAGCACGCCGGCTGTTCTCGAAGCGATTCGGAACAGCATCAGCATCGCGGCGCTGCTTGGAACCTGCGGCGGCATCGTCGTCTTCCAGCGCGACAAGGTCGTCGACCGACAGGAAGCCAGAGACACTGCCGAGTTCCTGCGGAACGCCAACGTGAACGAAGCTGATGAGCGAGGGTAAGGCGGGTCAGCATCGCTGGAAGCTGAGCTGGCCCGGCAACTTCTGCCTGGACTGCGGTCTCGACGACCCACTGGAAGGCGAAGACGCTCTGGTCGACTGCACCTGTGCTCCACCGTCAGACCCCAGGCTGGACAATGGCTGCCAGAAGTGCGGCGGCACCGGCTGTCAACCCAACCCGAACCTTGTGGTGCCACCATGCCCGTTTTCGACCTGAAGTGTCCGGCCTGCGGCGAGTCGGAGCGAAAGCTGATGCTGACCATGCAGGACCGGCCCTGTCCGAAGTGCGAGACAGTCATGGTCCGTGCCGGCACCGGCCCCACCTCCAGGATCATCGAAATCCGCGACAACGGGTTCATGCCGAAGAAGGTCGAGCAGCTGGCAGATGTGCAGGAGCTGGTCCGGCAGCGCTCGACAGAGAAACCGGAACCTGATAAAGTGTAGGGGTGATTCGACTCCGATGGCTGAAGATGAAAGGGTTTCGCAGCTTTGCTGCTGAGACCCGCATTGATTTTCCGGAGTCGGGGCTCGTCCTCATCCGTGGGCAAAGCTCGAATGGCGACAGCAGCGGCTGTGGCAAGTCCACGATTCTGTTGGCAATCGGCTACGCCCTGGACATGTGCCCCTTCCCCGCCTCGGAGCTGCAGAGCTGGCTCACCGAAGACGCCATGCAGGTTCAGGTCGGCTTCGACAGCCCCCAGGGACCGGTGGTCATTAGCCGTGGAAAGAAGAACAGTCTGAAGATTGGTGACCAGGACCCGGTGACGGGCGCCAAGGCCATCTCTGAGGGCATTCAGAAGCTTTTCGGCCTCGACACTGAAACCCTGCGTGCCATCACTTACCGCCCCCAGGATGCTCGGGGTCTCTTCCTGGCATTGACCGATGCCGGCAAGAAAGAGTTCCTGACTCGAATCCTGGGGCTGAACAGCATCGAGTCAGCGGTCGACGCCAGCGAAGCTGCAGTGAAGGCATTGACGCCGGCCATCGCTGTTCTGGAGGGTCAGATTCGGGAGACGAAGACCGTTCTGGAGTCCTTTCAGAGCCAGGTTCTTCCGGAGCCGCAAGACCTGACGGCGCTCAGTGCCGAATTGGAACGACTCCGAGCTGAATATCTCCTCCTGGGGGAGACCCTTCGAGAGTCTGAGGAGCGTGCCCGGAAGCTGACGCTGGAGCTTCTTAAGTCCCCCGCACTACTCCAGTACCAGCAACTGCTGGAAGCCATTGCTGCTCAAGGGCAGAAGGTCAAGACGGAGGACGCGGCCCGCTTCAAAGACTTTCAGACCCGGCAAGCAGCACTGCGTCTGGAGATCCAGGAAGTCACCAAGAAGGAAGCCCTGCGGAGTCAGCTGCTCCGGACTGTGGCGAGCCTTGAGACGACCTTGAAGCATGCCCAGGAGGGCAAGTGTCCCACCTGCCACAAGCCCTGGGAGCAGTCCGCAGCCGCGTCTGAGATGGCTCGGGACGAGCTGACGGAAGCCCGGGAACAGCTGGCAGGCCTTAAGGGGCTGGATGAGGCGCGACGTAAGACCGAAGGGGAGCTTCGGGAGACCTTCGTGCCTGACCCGACCATCGCGGAGTTCGCAAGGCTGCAGACTGAGCATGAGGCCAAGTACCAAGACTTGAAGAGGAGCTTCGAAGTTGAGGCGGCCCGCTCTGTCCAGGAGGAGGGCGAGCAGTACCGTACTCGTCGGGCGGTGTTGTATGCTCAGACTCTGCAACTATCCGACCAGATCCAAGCCGCATCGGCATCGAACCAGAAAGTCGAACAGCTTCGGGCCCTGGTGAAAGGCAACGTCGACAGGTCGACCCAGGGGCTGGCCAACTTCCAGAAGCAGTATGACGAGAAGCTGGCGAAGCTCAACCAGGAGCGCGACTTCCTGGCGTTGCTCGGGAACGATGGCTTCCTTGGTGTCATCTTCGACGACGTGTTGCGTGAGATTGAGACCGAGGCCAACGAGCGCCTGGGCCGGCTCGCGAATGTCAGCCACTGCACGATTCAGTTCAAGTCCGAGGTCGAGACGCAGAAGGGCACCGTCAACAAGAAAATCACACCGGTGGTGTTCGTCAACGGTGTCGAGGCCAAGCTCAAGTCGGGGCTGAGCGGAGGTATGTACACCAGCGTCGAGGGTGTGGTGGACCTGGCTGTGATGTCCGTGGTACAACAGAGGACTGGGGCGCTGCCTGGCTTCCTGTTCCTGGACGAAAGCTTCAACGGCCAGGGGAAGGCCACGAAAGAGGCGACCATGGAAGTCCTTCGCGATTTCGGCCAGACGAAGCTGGTAGTGGTCATCGACCACAACAGCGAGTTCAAAGAAATGTTCAGCCAGTTCATCGACGTCACCTACAAAGACGGGTACTCAGAGGTTTCATGAACAAGAAAAAGCCAGTGATTTGGACCATCAGGATCAACGCCGCCGGCAAGTACTACATGGTCGACGAGAAGGCTGAGATGCGGTGGTCGCCGGATGAGAAGCAGTCTCGTCATGAGATGGCCGACTTCGCCTTTGACAACGGCGCTGACGAAGTCCTCCACGATTACAAGTTGACGTAGCAGTAGTGTATAATTCACCAACCACCACAAGGAGTAGTACCCGCATGTCCAACCAGAACCCGAACGCCCCGAAAGTCAAGAAGGAAAAGATTTCTTTCCCGGAGCTGGACTCCGTCTACAAGGAGTCTCTCGAAAAGAAGACCGATGAGGAGCTGCGAGCTGAATGTACTCAGGCTTCGTTCGACGAACAGCAGAACCAGGAGCTGAAGAAGGCCGACAAGCACCTGAAGGAAGTCCAGGAAACGGCAAGGCAGGCCGGCGAGACGTACGCGCTCGGGACGAAGCGGAACAAGCAGCGGATCGGCTACACTCTCTGGCTCCTCGACTCCCGCAACAAGGTCAAGCGGGCCGGCGGCTAAGTTGAAGCTCCTGGCACTGGACATCAGCTCCCACACCGGCTGGGCCGTCTTTGAAGACGGCAAGCTGGTGCGGCACGGCCTCATCGAGCTGGATGCTCCGGTGCTGAGCTTTGGCAACTACCCGTACACCTACGTGCGGGCGGCACAGACCCAGGTCCGCGCCATTCTCAAGCTGTTCCACGCTGAGAAGCCGGACCAGGTCTGCACCGAAGAGACCAACCTCGGCAAGAATCGTTACAGTCAGAAGTTCCTGGAGTTCCTCCACTGCAAGTTCGTGGAGTCTCTGGACGACGTCGGTATGCCGGTGCTTTCCTACATTAGTAGCAGCGCCTGGCGGTCGACGCTGGGTCTGTCCATGTCGAAAGAGGACAAGAAGAACAACAGCAAGCTGCGGAAGGCCGCAAAGTCTGCAGTTTCAGCAGGGAAGAAGCTGGACAAGAAGGCCCTTGGAATCAAGGGGAAAGTCAACAAGAAGCATCTCGCCGTTCGGTACGCGAACGCCACCTTCGGGCTGAACCTGAAGATGAAGGACAACGACATTGCAGACGCAATCTGTCTTGGCCAGGCGTTCCTGAATGGCGCAACCATCTGTGACGGCCAGTAGGCACGTCGCAAACAACTGAGGAGTACCCGATGTCGATGAGCGGCTGGAGCAACCTTTCGAAAGTCGTCTACAAGCGGACGTATTCGCGGTCTGATTTCGGACCCATGGAGAAAATTGGGGAGACCGTGGACCGCGTCATTCGTGGCAACACGACTCGCGTCGCCGTCTCTCCGTATGAGGAAGAGCGGCTTCGCTACTTCCTTTCCAATCGCAAGGCGGGTCCAGCCGGTCGTGGCTGGTGGTTCAGCGGAGCGCCGGCGCAGGCCACCCTGGGTGGCGCGGCGCTCAACAACTGCTGGTTCGTGACCGCCGACGAGTGGATGAACTTCATCCATGCCCAGGACCTGCTGATGCTGGGCGGTGGAGTCGGCATGTCCGTCGAGCACAAGTTCACGGACAAGCTGCCGAAGATTCGTCGCGGCGTCAGCATCTCGCACCGCTCCAGCAAGGACGCAGCCTTCATCGTTCCCGACAGCCGCGAAGGCTGGTGCGAGCTGGTTCGTCGCGTCCTGGAGGCGTACTTCGTCACCGGCAAGGGGTTCGAGTACAGCACCTACTGCATCCGTGGCGCCGGCGAAGCCATCAAGGGGTTCGGTGGTACCGCCTCGGGTCCGGGCCCGCTCATCACCCTCGTCGAGAAGCTCTGCGCCATCCTCGGCAGCCGCGAAGGCAAGCAGCTGCGGCCCATCGACGCCATGGACGTCCTCTGCAGCATCGGAGAGATGGTCGTCAGCGGGAACATCCGCCGCTCCGCCATCATCATTCTGGGTGACGCCTACGACCGCGACTACCTGAAGGCGAAGCGCTGGGACCTGGGACCGATTCCGAACCAGCGCGGCTACGCGAACCTGTCCGTGGTCTGCGACGACGTCGAGGACCTGCACCCGTTGTTCTGGAAGACCTACGAGGCCGGTGAACCCTTTGGCATCGTGAACCGCACCAACATGCAGAAGTACGGTCGCATGGGCGAGCTGAAGCCGGACACGGCCATTGGCGTCAACCCCTGTGCCGAGGCCTGCCTGGAGGACGGCGAGCCCTGCAACCTGCAGGAGATTGCTCTGCCGAACATCGCCACAGCTGAAGAGTTTGAGGAAGCGGCTCGCCTCATGCACCGCTGGGGCAAGCGCGTCACCATGGAGAAGTACCACATCGAGAAGTGCGACGAGGTCGTGAAGCGGAACCGCCGCATCGGCACCGGCATCACCGGCTGCCTGGACTCGCCGTTCTTCACCCCGGCGGTTCTCGACAGGGTCTACGCTGCCATCCAGGACGAGAACCGCAACTACAGCCGTGAGTTGGGAATTCCGGAGAGCATTCGAACCACCGTCATCAAGCCCAGCGGCACTCTGTCGAAGATGTGGGACATGTGCGGCTACGAAGGCATTCACGCCGCCTACTCGAAGTACTACATCCAGCGGGTGCGCTTCGGCGCTACCGACCCCCTCATCCCGCTCCTGGCGGCTGCTGGTCACCACATGGAGCCGGTGGTGCGCTTCGACGGAAGCCTCGACCTCAACACGATGGTCGTCGATTTCTACGAACGGGCTCCGGACGGCGGCGTCATCGCCGACGAGAACTGGGACACCTGGAAGCAGCTGGAGGCTGTGAAGATGGCGCAGAAGCACTGGGCTGACCAGAGCGTCTCCGTGACCGTCTACTACAAGAAGGAAGAGGTCCCGAAGCTCAAGGAGTGGCTGGCCGAGAACCTGAAGGACCTGAAGACCATCAGCTTCCTCTGCCACAGCGAGCACGGCTTCAAGCAGGCCCCCAAGGAAGTCATCACCGAGGAGCAGTACGGGAAGCTATCTTCGAAGATTCAGCCCGTGGACGTCGACTCTGTCGGAGTTGGAGCTGACCTTGACGGCTCTGAGTGCCCCGGCGGCGCCTGTCCCATCAAGTAAAGGAGCCACACAAGTGAGCAAGAATCGAAGCGAAGTCGTGGTGAAGCTCAAGCGTCAAGACGGCAGCATTCTGCTGCCCTCCGCAGGAACTCCTGGAGCTGCTGGCATGGATGTACATGCCGCCGCTGAAATCAACATCGGGCCAGGGAAGTGGGCCGCCATTCCCACGGGCCTGAGCATGGAGATTCCTGAGGGGTGGGAGGTCCAGGTTCGACCCCGTTCCGGGCTGGCTCTCAAGTACGGCGTCACCGTCTTGAATGCACCCGGTACCATCGACAGCGACTACCGAGGTGAGATCAAGGTTCTGTTGATCAACCACGGCACCCAGGACTTCAACGTCAAAATCGGAGACCGAATCGCCCAGCTCGTCTTGGGGCGCACCTACCAGAACGTCTGGACTCTGGTCTCAGCCTCAGACGAGCCGCTGAGTGCCACAGTTCGAGGCGAGGGCGGCTTCGGCAGTACCGGGGCTTGATCTCCCGATTCACGCATGCTAAGATCGTGCCAGAGGGTACATGCCGACCGACTTCGATGATGACGACCTTGCCGACGTAGTGGAGGAGCTGGACAAGCCAGTTCCGGCGGCGCGGAACTACCCCACGGACGTCCCCGAAGTCCAGGACGAGACCGAAGACTTCATGGAGCAGATGTCCGAGGTCGAGGCTCGCCTGGAGATGGCCCAGTACTACAGGCTGCTGTTGAACGACAGCCTGTTCGGTGAGGTTGCGAACCCGGAGGTTGCGGAACGAGTCGAGGCTGAGATCCGTGGCTTCGTGAAGTCTCGAATGCAGGTCCTGGTTGGAGTCGGCGAGCCCGTAGCCAAGGCTCAGCCGAAGATTTTTACCGACGCCGAGGTCCAGGCTTTGCGGACGCTGGCTCAGCCCGATGTCTCTGGAGCCTTGAAGGCTCTGGCTGCAAAGGTGCTGAAGAAGCCGGCAATCCTTGAAGCCAAACCTCTTCCGGTGGAGAAGCCCAAGGCGCCGGTTCCGGTTCTGAAGGAGCCGATTCTCCGAAAAGTGAGCAGCAAGCCAGGGGCTCGGCAGGCTGCGACTGCAGCTCCGACTCGGACGCCGGCACGGGCCCCGCAGAAGAGTGCAGGCCAGAAGCGCGACATTCGCACCAACGTGAACGCCAAGGGCGAAGAATTCAAGCAAGACGTGACTCCCCAGGCCCGCCCCCAGGGCCTGACGATTCAACCGATTCCGACTCCCCGGACTCGGGAACAAATCGAGCAGGCCTCTTCGGCTTCTGCCTCGTACCAGGCCTCAGTGGCCTTGAACAACCTGACGCAAAAACTGCACGGAAAAGGATAAACGACCATGGCAACTCCCCAGACCCAAGACAATCGAATCAATGCGAAGCGCACCGCGAACGCTCTCGACCGTATCGACGGCATCGAGCAGACTCTCAGTGCCATCATTCCGCAAATCAACAACAGCTTCGCCAACATGAGCCGGCAGCAGGAGAGCCAGGGCGAAGTGCTCGAAGCCGTGGTGACCATCCTCGGTCAGGACACCATCACCGCCACCGTGAAGGCGAATCGCGACGCCCGCGCCCTTGCCACCATGGAAGCTGAGAAGAAGGGTCTGGAGGAGCTGAAGGCCAACGGAACACTCGCCGCCGTCGAAGTGGTCAGCGACAAGTCTCTGATTGTCGGCCGCGAGTTCAACGCCGACGGCACGATCATCCACCCTGGCCGCGTGCAGGTCGCCTACCAGCGCGTCGACGCCCAGTTCCAGCCGCAGCTCCTCGGCAAGGGTGTCGGCATCACCTTCGACCTGCCGAAGGGCGGCAAGTTCGAAGTCCTCGAAATCTACGAGGTGGTGCAGAAGCCCGACGCTCCCACGGCTGGAGCTGTTGAGACGGCGCCGGCGCCGACCGAGCCTGCGAACGCCACCGCCGGGGCTCAGTAATGAAGGCCCCCTCCAAACGCGAAGAGCGCCTCCGTTTGGAGGCGGTGGTCCAGAAGCTGGTCAAAGACCGGCAACAGGACATGGCCTCGACGGTCGAGGCCAAGGGGAATCGCCAGACGGTTGACTACCTGGCGAAGCACGAGTTTGCCCTGGAGCGCATGGAGCAGATTTCCAAGCGCTTCGCGACTCGTACCTGGGTGCCCCAGTACAAGGGTAAGGTCGGGAAGCGGGTTGAGCGCAAGCTGAACCTGGTTCTGTCGGACCTCCACTATGGGTCTGACCTGGACCCGAAGCTGGTCACCTTTCCGTACTTTGCCACCCAGGAGAGTCGACGCACTGCGGCCATCTGCGCTCAGGTGGCTGACTACAAGCGTCAGTACCGGGCTGAGACGGAGCTGGAGATTCACCTCATCGGTGACATCATCCAGGGCAAGCTGCATGACGTGCAGAACGCCGCCTGTCTGACGCAGCAGTACGACCGGGCGCTGCACTGCCTGATTTACGGCATCGAGTTCCTGGCCACCGAGTTCCGGAAGGTCACGGTCCGTACCAGCGTCGGGAATCACGGTCGTGACATCGCCCGTCACCCGCAGAAGGCCATGCAGGACAAGTTCGACAGCAACGAGTTCCGAATCTACCGGGCCTTGAAGTACCGCTTCGAGCGGGTTCCGAACATCGTCATGGAGACCTCGACGCGGGGCTACTACATGTACGAGCAGTTCGGAATGAAGGGTGTCATGACGCATGGCGACACCATCTTCAATCCCGGCTACCCAGGCAAGATGGTCGACGTGCAGCGGCTCTCGGCGCAAATCAATGCCTTCAAGCTGGCGCACCCCGAGAACCGGGAAGTCGAACTCTTCGGCATGGGCCACGTCCACACCGCCATGGATGTGCGGCTCAGCGGAGCTACGGTCATCACCAACGGCTGTATGGTCCCCACCGATGAGTACGCGCAGAGCATCGGCATCTACAACACGCCCTGCTCGCAGCAGCTCTGGGAGACGGTGCCTGGCCACATGTTTGGCGACCACCGCCGGCTCGACATCGGTCAGAAGGAAGACGAAGACGAGAGCCTGAGCAAAATCATCCCCGTCTGGAAAGACCTGGAGAGCTGACGTGGACGACTTCGGCGCCGAGAACGAGATGATCATGATGATCGCCGCCCTCGACCGAGACCTGCGGGCAGCCGAGTTCCAGGTCGACGAGACCAAGACGGCTCTTCACGACCTGGAAAAGAACATCTCATCCGTTCAGTACCTGCTGAACGGGGTCATGGCTGCGATCAAGAACCTCCGGGAGAATCGTCCCGTCGTGTCCCTGGCTGAGTTCAAAAAGCTCCGTGAGGAACAGGAAGCTTTTGCCTCAGACCTCGAAGACATGACGACGGAGCGGACAAAGATTCGCGCCGTCGGCGAGAAGCTCAAGACGGTCGTGGCCGAAATCACGGCCAAGGTTCAGCAGTACCAACATCAATTGGACACGTACCAGCCGCCACGGACGGTCCTGGAGTTCAAACCCCGTGACCAACAGCGAAATTCGACGTAGACTTGAGACAGATCGAAACTTCATTGCTTGCAAGAGGTTCGACTACCGCCTGGACAGACTCATGGAACGGTACAACCTGGAAAAATACCCAGACTGTGTACCGTCCAAGGTCATCGCACAGGCGCTCATGATGAGCGAGGACGAGCTGCAGGCCTTTGAGCAGCAGCTCATCAAGAAGCTCCAGGGACTGCTTAGAGTCGACCTCAGCTAGGGTTGACACGGCTCCTTAAGTCCCGCATACTCTGCAAGATCGGGACCACATGACAAACAAAAAGCAGTTTGCAACTCCGCATTGCCACGTCCAGTCTCTTGACAGCGCCTCCACTCCGGAGGCGTTTGCTCGTCGAGAGCTTGAGCTTGGCTCGAAGTTCATCACCGTCACTGACCATGGCTCCCTGGAAGCCACCAGGAAGGTCTACGACCTCTGCCAGGGCGACATCAAGTACGGCGAGGGCGGCAAGCTGAAGGGGCGTCTGACGCCCATCCTGGGCCTGGAGGCCTACTTCCGGGATGACGACTGTCCGATTCTGGGCTCTACCCCCGGTGTCCAGAAAACGACCCGGTACCGCCATGCCGTTACGAACAAAATCGTCACCGCCGAAGCCTTCCTGAAGCTGGGGGCTGACGAGAAGGCCCTGTGCCGGCCCGAGACGGGCTACTGGGACCACTTGAAATACATGCACCTCACCATGCACGCCATGGATGAGGAGGCGCTGAGCACGATGATTCGACTCATCAGCCGCGCCGATGCCCGAGCCGAGCAGCATGGTTCTGAGCGGAAGCCCCTCTTCGGCTGGGCCGACCTTGAAGAGCTGGGCTCCAAGAACGTCACTTTCTGCTCGTCTTGCCTGATTGGCATGGTCAGCCGTCACCTGATGGCCCACAACGACTGGCAGACGGCGATCCGCTACTACGACCGCCTCCGCTCCACGGTGAAGCCCGGCAACTTCTACGTGGAGATGTTCCCGCACACCTGTGACCGCAACTGGGACGAGGGTGTGTTCCTGAAGTTTGACGACGGCGCCGAGGAAAAGTTCCCGATTTGGAAGACGGTGAAGACTGCCGAGGGCACGTTCAAGGCCGACCAGCTCGCCGAAGACTTCCGGAAGAACTACGAAGCGGCCCTGGAGAAGCACCAGTTCCTGGCCGGCGTCATGCAGAACCGGAAGATGGTGGAGTCAGAGCCTCGGCGTCTCGCCGGTGTTGAACGCCGGCAAGGCTACATCATGAACGAGTGCCGGCCCTGGTCCCCAGACGGAGACCTACAGCTCGGCGTCAACCGTTTCGTCCTGGAGGTGGCCAAGAAGTTCGGCGACAAGATTCTCATCAGCGACGACAGTCACTTCGCGTACCCCGAAGAGAAGGTTGCCCAGGACGTCCGCCTTGGACAGAACGGCAGCTGGAGATTCCCGAACAGTCACCACCGGTACAGCACCGACGAGGCCTGGCAGTGGTTCCGGGACCGCATGGGAGTGCCTGAGGCTGAGTTTGACTCCTGGGTTGAGAACAGCCACGAGTGGGGCTCCCGTTTCAAGGACTTCAAGTTCAAGTCCCGCAAGGTCCTGCCGACCAGCTTCTACCCGAAGGACACTCTCGACCACACCCGGGTTCTCATCGACAAGCATGGCCGCATGGACTGGAGCAACCAGGCCTACGTGGAGCGTCTGCAGGCTGAAATCAACCTGCTGCACTACAATGGCGTCATTGACCTGCTGCCGTACTTCTTCATTGACGAAGAAGCCTGCGACCTCTACCTGAAGAGCGGCGAGCTGACCGGGCCTGGCCGAGGTAGTGCCGCCGGCTTGCTGTTGACGTACCTGCTCGGCATCACCCATGTCGACCCCCTTCGCTACGGTCTCAGTATGGACCGCTTCATGACGAAGACCCGCATCCAGTCCGGCAAGTACCCGGACATCGACCAGGACCTGCCCCACCGCGACCTGCTGGTTGACAAGGACGACCCGACGAAGGGCTGGCTCACGGAGCGCTTCGGCGAGAACGTGGCTCAAATCAGCACCGACACCACGATGAAGCTGAAGTCGGCTGTGAAGGACACCTTCCGGGCGCTGTACGGAATCGGCAGTCCGCAGCTCACCGCCGTCTCAAAGCTGACCCACGACTTCCCCATGCCTCCGCAGGGCATCGAAGACTACGACTTCGTCTTTGGCTACGAGGGCAGTGACAAGACCTGGAAGCAGGGGGCCATCGAGACTGACCCGGTGCTCATCAAGTTCACCCAGGACTTCCCGAAGGAGTGGAGCATCATCCAGCAGTGCCTGGGTATGACCCGACAGAAGGGTCGGCACGCCTGCGCCTTCGTCATCGCGGACGAGCCCATCTCCAACTTCATCCCGATGACGACCGTCGGCGGAGTCCGCGTCACTCAGTTTACGGCACCGACTGTGGAGTCCAGCGGCGGGCTGAAGATGGACTTCCTCATCGTCAACAGCCTCAAGGACATTGGAGCCTGCCTCCGAATGGTCCAGGACCGGCACGGTGCCGGCATCGACTGGTCCAAGGGGCGTCTCAGTTACAAGGCCCGCCAGGCCAGTGGTGACATGAAGGTCCCCGGCATGGTCCTGAACGGCAAATTCGTTCCGCACATCCGCGCCGTCCCCCGCCAGGGCAAGTACTTTGACATCTGGGACCTGCCCGAAGACCAGGCCGTGTTCCGGGAAATCTGCGAGGGCAAGACGGAGTCCGTGTTCCAGTTCAACACCCCCGGCGCCAGGGGCTACCTGCTGGAGCACTTCAACACGGTCCGCATGACCGAGCCAGACGGTACCGAGCACAAGGGTCTGGACAGCATCGAAGCCCTCAGCGCTTTCACGGCTCTGGACCGCCCCGGTGGCTTGGACGTCTTCGTTGACAACGGGAAGGGCAAGCAGCACAACATGCTCGTGGAGTACGCGGAGCGAGCCAAGGGGGCCGTGGCGAACGGTGACCCCGAGCTGACCCCGATTCTGCAGGACATGTTGCCGGAGACCTTCGGCATCATCGTCTACCAGGAGCAGCTGACCCGCATCTTCCAGGTCCTGGGGGAGACCAGTGGCGCCGAGGCCGATGAGTTCCGAATCCACGTCTCCAAGAAGCAGATGGCGAAAGTCATCAAGGATAAGGAAGTCTTCATGAAGGGGGCTGTGGAGCGGCTCGGCTTGCCCGTCGCAGAGAAGCTCTGGACGATGCTGGAGGCCTGGGCACGGTACGGTTTCAACAAGAGCCATGCCATCTGCTACGTCGTCATCACCTACGCCTGCGCCTACCTGAAGTACCACTACCCCCTGGAGTGGTGGACTGCAGTTCTTCGCAACGCAGACCGGAATGAAATCAACGAAAAGTTCTGGGCCCACTGCGGCAAGTACATCGACCTGCCGGAAATCACCAAGTCCTCGGCTGAGTTCCGGGTTCTCGGAGACCGCATCCAGGCTCCGTTCTGGCTCCTGAAGGGCATCGGAGACAAGGCCCAGCAACAGATTCTCGGCCTGGGGCCGTACACGAGCATCGACGACTTCTGCATGAAGGTCCACACCTGGAGGGCCGCGAACGGGACCTTCGTGAAGCGCATCGAGACCAACAAAAAGACCGGCGAGACGACCGAGGTCATGAAGAAGCGCCTCGCCACCACGGCTCTCAACTCCAGGGTTGTCACCACCCTGATTGTGAGCGGTGCCATGGACTCCCTGTTCCCGGAAATCGAGATGGTGATTCCTGGCGAGAACGGGGAGTCGACGGTCAAGAAGTTCCCGATGACGGTCGCCCAGAAGCTTGCTGCCTATGAAGAAGCTGACGCAAAGGCTGTCCTGGCTGTCACCGAGAAGAAGAAGGCCAAGAAGAAGGGCGGGCTCGACCTGCGGACCCTCAGCCCGCTCATGCAGTACCAGATGCGGAAGCAGATTCTGCCCTCCCTCACGGAGCCCCTCCTGGAGCTGAGCCGGAACGCCCTGGGCACGAAGCTGTTCGCTCTGCCGTCCGGCAACCCTTCCATTCACCACAAGCCGCATGGCTGGCGTCAAGGTGTGGACTGGGCTGTTGCGACCGGAGAGGTGACAGAGAAGATTCTGAACACCAACATCCCCGTGGACGCAAACTTCTCGGTGATCGGCTACGTCGTGGCTGAGCGCCGCTGGAGAATCGAGAACAAGCAACCGACTCTGAACGGGCCGAAGACACTCCCCGCCATCGAATTGACCATCGACGTTGAGGGTGTTACAATCAAGGCTCCGAAGTGGCCTGGAGAAGAAGGTCTCCCACCGCCCTTTGACCAACCCTTGACCGGTGCCGTGGTCGCCGTCTGCTTCAGGAAGCGGCCCCGGAAGAACGTCAAGATTGAAGATGTAATCGTCATCCAGCCTTCGCCGGATGCGAAACTCGAAGAGGCCTCACCCGAGGCAGAGGATACCGATGAGTGACTTGGAAGAAGCGCTGAAGAAGTTCAATGAGAACGAGAAGCTGGCCGACACCGTCATGGAGAACGTGGAGCCAAAGTTCCGTGGCGGCCGGGAATCGTTGAAACGCGATGCCGAGGCAGCGCGTGGTCAGGTTCGCAGGGCCTACGCCCAGCTCCTCCACAAGGCTGCGTTCGGGGTTGTCATTTCCGGCCCTGGAACGGAGAAGTTCATCGCCCTGGCGGAAGAAGAGGTCATCGGCCTGCTCAGCATCGACGGCGGCGAGATGTTCAACAAAATCGCCGATGCGATTGAGCCGACCCTGGGTGTGGGTCGCGAGTTTGGTGTCGGCCAGTTCGGACGCCTCATTCAGGAAGTGGCCACCATTGCCAAGGAGCTGGGTATCTACAGCATGGCCAGTCCGAAGTGGACGGAAGCTGCGTCGACTCCGGATCGCAAGGGGCTGGTCAACCACATCAAGGCTATGGTAAACTCCAGCATCGGCACGGAGCTGCTGGCACTGTACGTGCAGCGCCAGCTGACGGACGCGGGACTCAAGAGCGAGTCGACCAAGGCCAATGTGCCGGTGCTCATTCACGGCATCGAATCCGAACGTGCCCAGGAGCTGGGCAACGCAGTCTTCAGTCTCGGTCGAGGTACGGCCGTTGAAGTGCAGGAAGGGGTCACGCGGGAGTTTGTAGTGGAGACCTTTGGAAGAGTCAAGAAGCAATTCAAGAAGCAGCAAAACCAAGCGCAGTAAACAAGGAAAGCAATCCATGGACGAGCATCAGAACGACGATTTTGGCGATTTTTTCGGTCAGGCAAAGAGCGACGGCTTCGCCTGGAAGAACCACAACATCACGGAGGAAGGGCCGAATCTGTTCCGGTTCGCGCCTCCCTGCAAGAGCCTGAAGTCCGTGGGCAAGTGGATGGTGTACGACGCCCTCCACTACGGCTACGGGATTCCCAACCTGGAAGCTCCGGACAAGCCGAAGAGCAAGCCGTTCCGCTGCATCCTGGTCCAGGATCGCCAGTCGAAGATGATTACCCAGGACTGCCCGGAATGTACGCTGCTGGAGCAGCGCAAGAACGCCGTCGACCTGGAGAAGGGCAAGTTCGTCGCGGCCGGCATGACTCCTGAAGACGCCGAGGAGCGCGTCAAGGGTGCTCGCAAGGCTCTCCGCGACCACAACCTGGAGAAGAAGTACTACACCCTGGCCAAGAACGCGGCCGGTGAGTGGGGCGTGCTCAAGCTGGGCTACAAGCTCAAGCAGGCCCTGGAGAAGCTCATGGCCGAGTACGCCAAGGAGAACGCCGGCACCACGGCTCTCGACCCCCGTGGCGGGCTCTGGTTCAGTTTCACCCGGAAGGGCAAGGGGCTCAACACCGAGTACTACGTGGAGGTCGCCAAGGAGAGCCTGGGCGGAGGCAAGTTCCAGTATAAGAACGGCGCTCTCACCGCACAGGACGTCGAAGGCATCACCAAGTGCCCGGACCTGGCGAAGGTCAACGACAGCCGCGTCCTGACCTACGACCAGATTCTGGCCCTGGTCCGTTCCGGTGGTGACCCGACCATCGCCCAGCAGGTGTTCGGCCAGGGGACTCGTACTGCCCCCGCTGCCGCCGCACTCCCCGTCGTGCCGGCGCTCCCGGTCACGGTTCCTGCCCCGGTCCAGGCCACCGCCCCGGTCCAGGTCGTCGGCACTGCAACCCCCACTCCGGGCACCATCACTGCCCAGGAGTTCGCAGCTCTCCAGGCCCAGATGGCCGCCTACCAGGCGCAGCAGCTGGCAGCTGCTGCAGCTCCGGCTCCCCAGCCGGTGGCCATGGCCCCCGCAGTGCCCGCTCCCGCCCAGGCCGCCGGCTTCACGGACCTGATGAAGCTGGACCCGAAGGAATTTCTCGCGAAGTTCCCGGACCCGAACAAGAAGTAGTCCTCCACACTTCACCAACAAGGGGCCCGGTCGGAAACGACCGGGCTTTTGTCCTCCATGAGCGAGATGAGCGTTATTCGTGTACCCCGAGCCCTGGATGGCTTGGACCCCATCGTCCTGGACATGACTGAGATTCGACTCGCGGAAGCGCGTCTGATGGAAGTCGCCATGACGAACAGCCTCCGAGCCCCGGAGCTGCTGGCAACCTTCAACGGAGCCTACCTCTCCGTGAGTCGGTACCTCAACTACCTGGAGTACGAGCTGGGCCTCGCCGAACGCCGCTTCGCTGAGACCCGGGCCGCCTTCATGATTGACGAGCTGCCGGGACTGTTGATTGAAAAAGGCCTGGCGACCAGTCGCTCCCCGCTGGGCAGCGAAGACATCCGCCAGGCCTTCCTGGACGTCAATCCCAACCTTCGAAAAATCCAGGAGCTGATTTCCAACATCAAGTGCCACATCGGCATGCTGGAGATTTCTCAGACTGGATTCGAGAACGGCTACAACAGCGTCAAGAAGCTGCTCGGCAACGACACCAGCAGCTGGCGCTCCAACCCAAACCTCCCCCAGCCAGCCCCGGCTTCCCCGGGCTTGCCGGCTTCAGACCATGTCGTCACCAGTGCCGGCGGCGACATCCTCTCCGATTTCTTCGGCACCTAAAGGAAACACAACGATGGCCCCTGTCGCAAAGAACAAGAAGTTCATGGAGAAGCTCCTCAAACTCGAAGGAGCTGTTCGCGAGTCCCGGAACCCACATCTCAACGTCATCAGCTCTCCGTCGCCGAGCCTCAACTTTTGCTTCGGCAATGGCCAGGGTCTGCCTCGTGGCTACTCGATGCTCCTCTACGGGCCTCCCCGTGGCGGTAAGTCCATCATCTGCAACGCCATGGCGGGGCAGCTGCATCGCGAGAACCCCGAAGCCTTCGTGGTGAAGTTCAACACGGAGTTCCGTGAAGGCGGGCAGTCCGACGACAGCCAGAAGAAAATCTACGGCATCGACCCGGACCGTTACATCGGCTACGAAGTCAACCAGCCCGACTTCATCTTCGACCGCATCGAGAAGGACCTGGCGGCCATGTGCCAGGACGGCATGGACCTGGGGCTTGTCATCATTGACAGTCTCAACGGTGTCCAGGGCCGGCGTGGCATGAACGCTGACTCCATCATGACGCAGCAGATTGGCGACAACGCCCTCACCATCCAGGAAGGCTTGAAGCGGATTCTGCCGGTGCAGCGCAAGTGCAACTTCGCCCTCATCGTGACCAGCCACATTCGCACTCAGATGGACACGAAGACCGGTGGTAGCTCCATCGTTCACACCAGCCACACGACGGCGATTCGGCCGGCTGTCAGCTACGGAACCCAGCACCACTGCGAGTACTACATGTACGTGTGCCCGGCCGGTGGCGAAGGCTCGAAGGAGGACCTGGCCGGCAACAAGTTCGAAGACAACACCGTCGAGGACTTGAAGGGCCAGGGCGAGAAGACCGGACACAAGGTGCGGGTGAAGGTCACCGACAACAGCATCGGACCCAAGGGGCGCACCGGCGAGTTCACCCTCGACTACCACAACGGCATCATCAACGTCCACGAAGAGGTCTTCAAGCTGGGCTGCGCCCGAAACATCATCGAGAAGCCGAATCAGCAGACGTACAGCTTCGACGGTGTGGAGTGGCGCAGCAAAGAAGCCTGCTGGACGGCGATCCGCGACAACCCGGAGCTGAGCCAGAAGATTCTCCAGGAACTGAAGCGTCGCGACATGGCCGGCTTCTACAAGGAAGAGCCGGCCGCCAAGGAAGGATAGCTTGGAGACCCTGGAAGCCAAGGTTCGAGCCCTCCTCCAGGAGGGCGGAGTAGGGTTCAAGACCAACACGAAGAGCTTCATTCTCACCTGTCCGCGTTGCTCGAAGAAGGACAAGCTCTACCTCCGTCGAAACGACGGGAAATTCGTCTGTTGGTACTGCCGCGAAATCGACGGCTTCCAGGGTCAACCTGAGTACGCTCTCGCAGAGCTTTGCGGCTCTTCCGTCAAGGAAATCCGCAAAGCTCTGTACGGGGACGAGGCGACTCGTCCTGCCTGTCTCTTCATCGACCTGTCAATGGCCGACTTCGAAGACGACGGCGAATACATGGACGTCGTGGACCCGCTGGTGCCCACGATTTGGCCTTTTGAGTACTACCCTCTTGACCACGAGCTGAGTCGGAAGGGTGTTGCTTACCTGGAATCGCGTGGCGTTCCACTGGAGATTGCTCAGCAGTACGGGGTCAGGTACTGCCCGTCACAGCTAAAGGTCGTCTTCCCGGTTCAGCACCAGGGCAACCTCTACGGCTGGCAGGACCGTCGCATCCAAGACGACCAGCCCTACTGGGACCCAATCAAGCAGCAGGTCGTCAAGCCTCTGAAGACGAGGACCTACGAGAACCTGAAGCGGGACCGGCTGCTGATGTTCATGGACCGCCTCGAAGGCTCGCACCACTGCGTCCTCGCGGAAGGTCCGTTCGACGCCCTCAAGGCCCACCTCTGTGGCGGCAACGTAGCCACGATGGGTGCTGCCGTCACGAAGGCTCAGCTGCAGGTGATTCGAAACTCTGGAATCCACAAGGTCTACATGGCCCTGGACCCAGATGCGTACCTGGAAATCAACCGGCTTCGAAAGGAGCTGGGCGACATGGTACTATACGACCTCCGGCCACCGTCGGGTGTCAAAGACATCGGCATGATGTCCATGCAGGACGTCTACAAGCGCTTCCTCACTGCTGAGGAGCTGCGGCCAGAACACGTTGTCATCCACCTCAAAGATTTGTTTGGAGCACACTGATGGCGAACCACGACCAGATTGACACGACAGCCCTGCCTTTCAACATCGAGAAGCAACGGGCCGTACTCGGCTACGTCATCTACGACGAGCGCTTCTTCTCGACCGTCATCAGCCGCATCGAGGCTGAGTGGTTCTCGGAGCCCCTGGTCTGTCGCATCTACGACGCCCTCAAGAAGTGGTACAAGAAGTGGGGGAAGCAGCCGACCGTCAACGAGCTGATTGACTGCGAGTGGATTACGCAGCTCAACTCGCTGGAGATTCAGCAGATTCAGGCCACCGTGGCCATGGTCAAGAAGAGCCGCGAGCTTTACACGCCGGCGCCGCTGCTCGCCGAGATGGAACTCTGGGTCAAGGCACGACTGATTCAGCTGGCCCTGCCGAAAGCCGCCAACGCCTTCAACAAGAGGGAGCTGGACGTCAGCGTGCAGTGCCTCAACGCCATGGTTCGCGACTTCCACGACACCCGATTCGGCGAGGACGGCGCAGTCAGCTTCGACAACTACGGCGCTGAGCTGCTGAAGACGGCTGCGGAGGCCAACGGAGCCCTGACGTTTGGCATCAGCCAGATGGATCGGCTCCTGGAACCCAATGGCAACGGCAGCGGCAGCCTTCGCCCCGGTGACCTGACTGTGATTCTGGCGCCGACCAATGTCGGTAAGACCAGTGTTATGGTGACCACGGCCTGCGCGAACATCCGCAACGGGAAGTCGGTCCTCTTCGTGACCCACGAAGGCCGGCCCGACGAAATCAAGAACAAATTCATGCGGTGTCTGACCCGGATGACTCAGCCTGAGCTGACTCGCGCCTACCTGAACCCGGCCAGGGCCCAGGAAATGCGGGACTGGGAAGAGGTGCTGCGGCGCTTCCTCGTCTACGTGCCGATGAACAAGCCGGGCCTGACCGTCGAGGAGGTGGCTGCAACGGTGGCACGCCTCCAGGACCAGCGTCAGCTCGCAACCGGTCGTGGCTTCGACCTACTGGTGGACGACTACCCGGCGAAGCTGACCACGGCCACGGCCAGCAAGGGCCAGCTGCAGATGCGCAATATCTGGGAGGTGGTCTACAACCAGTTCGTCCAGATGGCGCTGCACCACAAGTTCCACGTCCTGGCTGCGATTCAGACCAACCGAGATGGCTCCAAAATCAACCGGAAAATCGGCAACTTCAAGGGCGAAGACCGGCTCCTGCACATGGAAGACGTCATGGAGGCGTGGGGCGTCATGACTGCAGCCGCGACCGTCATCTCCGTGAACCGCACCGCGAACGACGCCGAGCAGAACCTGCTGACGTTCCTGCTCTGCAAGTCCCGTGGCGGCGAAACCGGCTGGGCGGTGGTCTGCAATACCGACTACAACAAGTGCCTGACGCATGCCAACGACCTCGGCTTCTTCTGGTACCGTGGGGAGAAGGGGGTTGACAAGGGCCGTGACATCATGGGATCTTTCCAGGGGCAGGTGGTCACCTCCGACAAAATCGCCATGATTGAAGGGCACAAACCGACATGAAACAGACCCAGGTAGACAAGACGCTACGCCTCGCATCGGTCCACACCAATGGAATCGACTGGGAAACCCGGACGGTGTGGATCATCGGGGCCCTCGACGAGATGAAGGCCTACCAGTATCTGCCGGGGCTGCGTCTACTTGATGAGACGCCGGGGCTGATTCACGTCATGATTATGACGCCTGGCGGAGCGGAGGCTGGTGGCTTCGCCATCTACGACACGTTGAGGACCATGAAGAACGAGGTGTGGACCTACGGCTTCGGTGAAGTCTGCAGCATCGGCGCCCTCATCTTCCAGGCCGGCAGCAAGCGGTTCATGTCCCACAACTGCGAGCTGATGATGCACAACGGCACCGTCAACTTGGGGAAAGACGAGGATGTCGACACTGACACCATCGAAGAGCTGGCCAAGGAGGCGGTCCGCAACAATGCCCGCTACCACCGTGCCATCGCGCTGCGCTGCGGCATTCCGCAACGGGTTGTGTCCGACTGGTGTCGAGTTGAGCGGTACTTCGGTGCCCATGAAGCTCGGGAGAACAAGCTCGTCGACGAAGTCCTCAAAGAAAAGGGTCGCGAATGAAGTCTGACTTCACAATTCCACTTCCGTCGGACATGAAGTGGATGTTGACCTCGAATGCCAGGGTCAAATTCGAACACCGTGACGGGGACCAGCTGATTTACAGCGTCTCCTACTGGACTCCCAGCGGTGGCTGTCGGTGCGTCTGTGGTAGCGAAACCTGCTTCCGGTTCCCGGTTCCGATTGCCGACTTCAAACCCGGGGAGCACCTCGACACGGGCTCACCGGTGCTGTTGATGAAGTACATCTCGCGTCACCTCGAAAAGAATGTCGTAAAAGGATGCCATGGCTGAGTGGATTGAAGACATCAAACGTCACGTCGGACCGGTCGCCTTCATCGGAGGTCTCCTGGTGGCCTTCGGCCTGGGCTTCATCGCACATCGTCCAGACTCCAGGGTGGAGATCCGAGAGAAGGTGGTCGAGAAGCAAGTGACCACCGAGGCCATCAAGGAGTTGATGGCGTCTTTCGAGTCGCTCCGCGTCGAGATGCAGAAGGTCCGAGAGACTCAGGTCGTGGAGAAGTACCATCGCGAGGAGCTGGAGACGAAGCTCGCCGACGGCACCTACACGAAGAAGGTCACCGTCGACAAGAACATCGACTCCCACAGCAAGGAGACCGAGACGCGGGTCGAGGTCAAGGTCGTGGAGGTGGAGAAGCGGGTGGAGACCATCAAGACGGTCACCGTCGACCGCATCGTCGAGAAGGAAAAAATCGTCACCCCTGACCAGAAGCAGTGGCACGTCGGTGTGATTGCCGGCCTGACGCCCCAGTTCCTCCCAGCCCCTACAGTCCAGAACTGGGTCGTCGGTGGCGAGGTGGAGCGGCGTATCATCGGTCCGGTCTTCCTGGGGCTTTGGGGAGCAGGAACGACTACCGGCCAGGGCATGGGCGGCCTGAAGGTGGGGTTTGAGTTTTGAGGACTTGCGCGTTCTTCCGGAACTCTCACATCTGCCTTGAGCCGGTGGCCGGCGCAGACACTATTGCAAAGGGCTCCTATTGTGCTAAACATCTGCAGGAGCTGCAGGCTCTTCAGGCGATGGTTCTTCAGGTCTGGTGTAAGCGTCTGACTCAGAAGCCTGAGCAAAAAGAGGAAGAGGAATGAGCGAAGCCGACATGCAGATGGTTCGGGGCCAGGCCCCGGGAGAGCACAACCTGGCGATTGGGGAACCGTTCTTCCTCCAGGAAGCTTTCACTTCAAAGGGAATCTACCCGCCAGTGGGTGTGTCTTTTGACCCCACCTACCCGCTGCTGGGTGGCGACCCGGAGCTGGTGGCAAGTCTTCGCGAAGAGTACGGTGGGAAGCATGTGGTCGTGACGACTGGAGCCAAGCAGGCCCTGGTCGCCGGTGCCTACGCGATCCAGCAACAGAACCCTGGCCGGGTTCGTACTATTGCGCACCTGGCCCCGCACTGGCCCAGCTACCCGACCATCGCCGACCTTTCGAAGCTTCGGTTCGATTCCGCTCCCATTGAAGTGTTCTCCGTGAGCGACAAGACGATTCGCGTCGTCTCGGCGCCGAACAACCCGGACGGGATGTTCGCACCGGACCACCCGAACGGGGTCCAGTGGGACATCTGGGACGCGGCCTACGCCAGTGAGGAGTATGGCTGGAACAAAATCGTTCCCTACTCCAAAATCAGCGTCTGGTCGGCGGCAAAACGCTACGGCATGAGTGGAGCCCGGGTCGGTTGGCTCGTGACCGCAGACCCGGCCCTGGCCCAGGCAGCGGCCCGGTACGTGGAGATGAGCACCAGCGGGGTCGCGAATTCCAGCCAGGCCATGGTGCTTGCGGTCCGGAAAACCTTGAAGGCCCTGAGCCCCATCGACCGCGACCTGCTCTATGGTCGGGCTCGGAACACGCTTCTCACCACGTCGTTGACGTTCGTGGAGTACTTCGGCAACGACCTGCAAATCATTGATGGCTATCCACGGCATGGTCATGGTATGTTCGCTTGGGTGCTGCCCAAGGACTACTACGACTTTCTGGACAAGCTGAAGCGAGCCAGGATTCTGGTCGTGGATGGGCGTCACTGCGGTGTTCCTGGCTGGGTCCGTATCAGCCTCGGTGTTCTGCCAGGGGCAATGGTTGCCGCTGGACAAGCTTTTCAGGAGGCGTGATGGATCGGTACAGCGAAGTGGAAGCGAAGTTCGATGCCCAGGACCTCACGGTGGAGAAGTTCCACAGCTTCATCACGGGGCAACTCAGGAACAGCCGCCGTGAGTACGTCATTCTGGCCGGTTACAAGCAGGTGTCTGGGACCGACACCTACTACGACCTGAACGGCAAGACGCTGCGGTTCCGCCAGGGCGACATGCCCGGGGGCGAGTTGACCTACAAGAGCCGGAAGGCTGCAGACTCCATTCAAGATCGAGTCGAAATCAACCTGCGCCTCGCCGAGACTGCAGCGCCGGCAGACACGCACACCCTTCTTGCGGCTCTTGGCGGCAAGGAGCAGTTTCAGATCAAAAAGACCTCGTTCATCTACCGGCTGGACTGCAGTCTCAACCCGGGGATACAGGATGGGACGTACGAGGCTGTCATCGCCCTCTACGACGTCTTCGACTCAGACATCAATCGCCGCCGCTTCCTGGAAGTGGAAATTGAAGCCAGCAGCGTCTGCGACGACCTCATCGGCCGCCAAGCCCTCGACCTCTGGGTGACCAGAATTCAGTCCGCTCTCAAACGCCAGGTAACTGGCCCTCTCAACCAGTCGCTGTTCGAAATCTACTCCAAAGGACCCACAACCACATGACCCGATCCAAATTCCTCAAGCTCGCCACCGAAGTCTACGACGAGATCAAACCGACGACCAAAGCCGAGTTCAAGGAGGCCATCCAAGCCATCTTCGACGAACTCTGTGAGCAGGAAGTCGAAGGCATCGAATCCGAGGGCTCGGTCGACGACGAAGATGAAGATGAAGATGAAGACGTCGACGATTAAGGCCGAGGCGCTGTGCTGGCTTCGGTACGGCAAGAGGCTGCCAATCGTCTGCACGGAAGTCGGCAACTGGTATGCTGACGTCCTGGGTCTGTCCAAGACGATGAGCGTCGAGGTGGAGACCAAGATTAGCCGTTCGGATCTCCGGGCCGAGTTCGCCCGGAAGAAGGCGAAGCACCACCTCTACCAGAACGCCAGTGGCAACCTTGCCTCAGTCCCGAACTACCTGTACTTCCTCGTGCCGGCGAGTCTGAAGGCGGACGCGCTGGAGATCGTGGTCCCGGCCAACCCCAAGGCTGGGATTGCTGTCTTCAACGGCCAGGACGCACTCGGTGGCAGGAACGTGGAAGTCATCAAGCCGGCACAGAAGCTTCACGCCAACAAGCCCCCGGTCAGACTGATTCGCACCGCGATGCTCCGGATGTCCTCGGAGCTGTGCGGTGTCTGGCTCTCCAACGAGAAGCTCAGGGGCTGGCTGGAAGAGCAGGTTCGGAGGATGTCCGACGCTTCTGTCATCGCCGGCTTCAGGTCTGCTGGCAGCCTCGACGTTGAGACGCCGGCGGACATCGACATCCGTGCCGATGAGCTTCGGGAAGCGGTGGAAGGTCGAGCCGTACCCTGGCCGGCCCTCCCTGCCGAGCAGCAGGAAAAATGGCGCCAGGTTGCTGTCCGGTATCTTGACATCACCGGCTTCAATGTGGCAGACTGGGAAGATGCGCAGAAGTCCCTGTAAAAAGACGACGATGGGCGGTAGCCAGTTCCGGTACACGCAGGTCTACGAGTCCGAATACTGCGAAGAGGGGTCCATTCAGGCCAAGTTCCAGCAGATCCAAATGATTCGGACCCTGGCTGACACCCCCGAGCTGCAGCTCTGCGGCTACTACCCTTTCCAGAAAATGTCGATGCGACACAACGGCACGAACTGGGTGATGGAGTTGGAGGCAACCGGTAACGAGTGAGGGGTCATCTTGAATCGTTCAACTCAGCACAAGCCTCAGCGTGAAACAGAAGCAAAAGAAAAAGGCCGATTGAAGAGGGAGAACAGCGCCCTCCAGAAGCAGGTGGCAAAGCTGCGGCGACAAGTTGAAAAGCTTGCCCACACCCAGGCACTTGAGGCTGAAGAGGCTGAGCCGACCCGGCTCGGTGAAGAGCCTGCCAAAGCGGTTGCGGAAGGCTGTGAGAGCTGCGGCAGCCGGAGTCTGGCGGTTTTGCCGGTGCCTGGTGGTACACTGACAGTCTGCAAGGACTGCAAACACAGAAAGAAGAAACTCGATGACTGAAGTTATGTATCTCCACTGCGACGGCGTCGACTGCTTCGCAAAAGTTCCAGCTTTCCCCCAGCCAGGCAGCGAGCTGGAGAAGGCCAGGGGCGTCTGGACTCGGAACGACATGGATGCAGACTTCTGCGCCAGCTGCTCGAAGGCCGCCGCCGACCTGGAAGCGAATCAGGCCAGCCCGGAAGACGTTCAGGCGTTCGCCGACGCTGTCGGTGGAGCTGCAGACAAGG